ATAAAATCAGAGGAAAGATGCTGGACCACTTCTTGAACAGCTCTTCCAGCAGCCCGAATTGGCACCACCCTGCACCTAGCTACGACAACGCTGACGACCTGAAAAACCTGCCTGTCACGGAGCAAGCAACCGATGTGGCTACTGCCACTGTACTGGCTAGCGACATGAGGTATCGCGCATACAAAAGGCATCGAGTGCAATCAGTTCCTATTGGCGTTGTACCGATTTGCCACGTCAGACCCGATGATAACAACGAGCTGACAGCACCAACACCTCTAGATGATGTCATCATGAAATACATCGATGAGCTAGAAACAGCTTCACCCACAGCCGCTGTCGGCGAGCCACAAGGTGTCGTCGAAGCTGAAAACCAGTATGGATTTAGGTAGAGGACTCAATGCCAAGCCCCGCTTTTAGTATCAACGGAAAACCTATCGGAGTTAAGGCACCCGTCGCCGCAGGCGGTGCAGTGTCAGCCTCTCTGGACAGCACAGTTGGCGTAAGAACTGCCTCCTGGGAACTCATAAGGACTGACGACACCTCAACACCTGCAGGATACACTCTTCTTGTATCTGGACCGGTTAACGAGAACTGCTCGACGACGGCGCTAGGCGTAGGCACAAGCGCAGCGCTCCAGGTGACGATCAACTCCGGTCTTGATGAACAGACAAGCCTTCCAAGCGAAGAGACAAAGTACGTTGTTAAGTTCTATGTCCCGACAACTGGCGGACTTGAGGTACTCAATGCCGGAGAGCTGGAAGATGACAACAGAGAATCATCTGCCGTCTTTGGAGCGGTTGAGCCACTGAATGCAAGCATCCGACTGTCATCTGCGGGCTCAAGCTCTCCAACCTATATCAACCTAGTCTCATCAATATTTGACACGCAACTGACGACCTTCACAACGGTCTCATCTGTCCCTATCGATGGAAGCAACTTTGTGAATGGGTCAAGTGTTCAGTTTGAATGTGTGCTGGAGACAGATAATGTGGCAGACGCTGCAGAGGTTCGTCTTTACAACAGGACCGCTGGCCTGCCCGTTGTTGCTATCAACATCGCTTTGACGTCTCCAACCATCCTAACTGCTCCACTTACGATTGGAACAGACATCCCCAACTCTCCTAACATCTACGAGGTCCAAGTTCGTCTAGTTACGACTGGGGCTCCCAACACAGCCAAGCTTGGCTCAGCACTAATCAGGAACCCATAAAAGATGTCTACCTACGATTATCAGCTTCTTCGAGTTAAGACGGGATTTGCAGACGACCCGGACTACTCTGCAACCCAAAGCGCTCCTCCAGAACTGGTCGTAATTGCCCCTCAAAAAGAGAGCATCGTTAACGTTCAGGTAGAGCTTGTCGTTGAATGGCTCGACGGAGCAGATGCTGTTGTTGCCGGCAAGGGCTCTTTTGACATTCATGTTGTTCGAGTTATTGACCGGGCGGACGGAAGCCAGATCGTTGTCGACAGCACTCTTCTCCAAAGCGTTGGGAACCGAGCTCTTCTAATTGATGATACCCGAGCCGGTGACCAGCTCGGCGTTCGCTTGAGCAACATTGTTCCCCCTGGAGCAGGTGCTGCGAAGTGCCGCGTTCTCTACAAGGAAGGTCTTGAATAATGTCTTTCAGAGAGTGGGGATCACCCAATAACGCAGGCGGCGGAGGCGGCGGCACTGTCCCTGACAATCTGCCTATGCAAGCTGTTGCAGACACGACTGCCCTGGGCGCCCTGTCAATTACAGCTTTGGACGATGGTTCTGTCGTGTCGATGCGGTCTGTTAAGGGCCTCTGGTATCTCGACAAGACGTCAGCATTGACTGTTGATGGGATTACAATCATTGCAGCTAGCGGAGGGGCAGGCCGATGGATGCGCATGATTCAAAGCCACCTGTCTTGGCGGAAGCAGACCGCGTGGTTCATTAATCAGGGCGCAGGCAATGACGAGAACGACGGTCTGACTGCAGGCACGGCTTTAGCTAGCCATGACGAGTTTCAGCGCCGAGTTGCTGATGAAGACCAGCCAATCGACGTTGGCATGGTCGTCACATTCACAGCTGCCTACGTTGGAGACATCAAAAACACGGTTGGCGTAAGCCAGGTGTCACCTTACGGCTCAATCACGTATCAGGGGCAGCGAACCACCTTGTTCTCTGGAACCCTGACGGCCGCCACCGCGTGGGTGACAGGTACTACAGCAGGAACGATATCAGATGCATCCATCGCTACCAGCTGGACAGCCAGCGGTGGCATGGGGAAGCTCTGCGTTTTGACTAGCGGGGCAGCATCAGGTTCAGCCTCCTGGCTGACGCTTGAGCCAGTCGCGAAGACAGCTCGATATTCTGGCTTCTTCAATGACTCTACTTTCGCAGTTTCAGACCCTGCGGGGACAGAGACATACGACGTTGTGGACCTAACTCAAATCACAGGGAAGGTGACCCAGGTTGGAGACGGATACACAGTGTTCAAGAACATCGCTTTCCGAAGCCCAGGCGGTTTTGACACTCAGGTCCAGGTGTATGGAGGCTACGTGGCCTTCACCTTCTGCGACATCGAGTGCAACACGATGAACTACTCAGGCGGAGGTACCTTCGGGCACTCACTCCTAGGGTCTAAAATCAACGCCTCTTCAGGAAGGCCAAAGTTCTTTAACTGTGACATCTCAATGTACGCGAGCTGGTTCCTGTCGAACACTCCATTCGCTAGCTCTGGCTCCCGCATCAACCTGCCTGCTCGAAACGTTGCCCAGCAGGCATCAGGCGGAGCGGTTATCGACAAGGCAATATCAGCTGAAGCAGATGGCCGTGTCACAATTGTCCTTGGTGGTGAATGGTGCGTCTTGGACCTAGTAAGCGCTGCAAGCCGAGCCCTTCGATGCGGCAAGTTTGGCCGCGTAGAGGTCGATGCATCAAGCGTTGTTTGGGGACTGGGAAACACAATGGACCACGCCGTTGAAGTAGACAGCGGAGGCACGCTAATCTTTGCCCAGCCTGCTGCAACACGATTCCAAGTCAGCGGCACGACGGTTTCTGAAGTCCTAGTCGGAGCTGTTCAAAGCACCTTCGCAGGATTGCCTGTTAATGACCTAGGGAAAGCAGCATTTGCGAGTGAACTATGATCGTAGTTGATATTCAAAACATGGATGAGTTTGACCAAGCTCGCTCAGAAAACCCAGAAGCAATCATCCGCCTCGTGCTGGATGAAGTTTGCTGCACACTGTTTTTCCCACACGGACACCCCGTGGGCCGACATGTAGTGAGGTGCTGACGTGGCCATCTCAAGCAAAGGCGCCATCGGCGCAGAGCTGCTAGAGCTAGCCGATGGACAAGGAGCCGCCGTAGCCTCTGCATCCACAGTTAGAATCAGAGCCAACGCCGCAACTGGCAAAGCAGAGGTGTCTGCTTTTGGTGGTTCGTATGCTGCCATGGGGGGCGTCTTTGGAGAAGACTACGGAGGAGCCTCCGACCGGTCTCGAACGACGACTACATCTGCAACTTTTCAAACCAAAGTGGCGCTGGTCACGCCGGTCCTGACTGGAAGTTACATAGTTCGCTGGGCGGCGCTTGTTGAACAGTCTTCGACTGTGTCGCAGATTGAGGCTCGGCTACAGAACACCACGATGGGGTACTCTATGGGGGCCTGGCAACTTATACAGCCGCATGCGGCCATCAACCGAATGATAATGGGTGGCTCAGTCGGATTCAGCTTGGCAGCCGCGAGCAACACGTTTGAGATTCAATACCGAGCGCTTGGAGGAAACACGGCTGCAATCCAAGACGCAGTGATTGACTTTTGGAGGACCGGATAACCATGGCATTCCCTAACTACACTACAGCAGACACAAGCGACGGAACATTGGACATTGCTCTGCTTTCTAAGCAGATTGAGTCAGACTCACAACTGGCTGCCGGTATTTCGTTTGACGGCATCAACCGGTCTGATGATGACTTTACTCTGCTTTTTGACAGCACGCCGAGCCCCGGTGACCAGTCCCAGTGCGACGCGATTGTAGCCGCACACAGCGGGCTGTCTTCCTTCAAGGACGGGCTTGTCGCGGAGCTTAAAGCTCATCGCAGCAGACGCCTAGAGTCACACATCAAGGCTGAGTACCCAGCAGATTCTGGCAACCTGTTCTCTTGTTCACAAAAGAGCCAAGGCGAGTGGACTAAACTCGTCAGCATGCATATGCAGGGCTTGGTGGTGTACCCGTTTCGGGTCTACACTTTTGACGAGCGAGGAAGCTACGACTTAGCTGACGCCGCCGACTTGAACGGGGCAATAGCAGTCGTCTCTGCTGCCGTTCTCGCTGAGCGGTCTCTTGCCCAGGGCTACATTGACGCGACTTTAGCAGCAGCAGATGAGTCAGCTGCAACAGAAGCTGCTGCACCCTACAAAGCTCTCACCGTTTGACTGAGGTACTCCAATGGCAATTTCAAGCAAAGGCGCAATAGGCGCAGAAATCTTAGAGATTAGCAACGGCGCGAGCTCTGCTTTGTCTTCTGGAACAACAGTTAGAATCAGAGCAAACATTGGCACGGGCAAGCTTGAGGTTTCAGAGTTTGGCGGAGCCTATGCTGCCATCGGAGGAAGTGTTAACTTGCCAGCAGATGAGACGGTATACAGTTTCGCCAGAAACCTGTACGCCGGCGGCCTCAACGCAAGCATGGGAAGTTCCGCAAGCTTCACGCAAGGCGTGGCAATTGCTCCGGTACAAGAGCGCATCATCACAGGCGTTCGCTTCTGGTCCAACTTGGTGTCGCCAGTCGACTTCAAGGTATCTATCTGGGACACAGACACGGGTGCGCGCGTTGCTGACGGGACCGCAACAGTCCCGGCCGGAGACGCCTTCTATGAAGTGTCTTTTTCTACGCCGTATACGTTCACCGCAGCAGACCTAGGAACAGAGTTTCGCATCACGCTTTACCATGTATCGGGCACCGCATATCCGCGAGCCACCTCAAACAATTACTTCGTCCCAGCCATCCCTTTCTCGGCTGGTGTATACATCCAAGACGCCTATAGTTACTTTAACTCAGGTGACGCTTACCCAAGTTTAGTAACGGGCTCAGAGTACTATATGCTTGAACCGGTACTCGGAAAGGTGACCGCATAATGTCCATCTCCACTAAAGGCCCAGCAGGGTCAGAAGTCCTTGAACTAGACGACGGCCAGAGCGCCGGACTGTCCTCTGCATCCAGTGTTCGCATTCGAGCAAACGCTGCAACAAGCAAAGCAGAGGTGTCTGCTTTTGGTGGCGCCTATGCGACCCTCGGCGCCCCCGTAGGAACTGGCAACACCTTATGGGTTGACGCACTACTGGGCGACGACGCCACAGCCATAACTGACAGACAGGACAAGCCTTACCTCACGGTCGGAGCTGCTCTTGGAGCCTCCACTTCGGGTGACTTGGTTCAAGTGCGGCCTGGCACTTACACGGAAACAGGGCTCACCCTGCCGGCAGGTGTTTCGCTGAAAGGGTCGGGCTGGACTGTTACGTATATCGGCGACGCGGCTGGGGCTGCGAACGTGCTAGCCATGGGGGCCGGTTGTGCAATCGAAGGCATCACTGTCGTTGTACCAGCCGGAGCGTTTGCTGGAATCGTGCATAGCGCGGGAACCGGCTCCGTGGTCGCCATCAACATTCAAGGAACCGGAACGACCGGGTCGGGTTGGGGTATCTATAAAAACGGCGCCGGCAAACTCATCGGCGGAAACATCCGCAATGAGCAGGGCGGACTTGCCAGCTTTCTACTAGTGAACTCCGGTGTGCTTGCACTGGATGACGTTCACATGCCCCAGAGCGCAGGCGCTACCGGTAGCGCTTTGCACGCTCTCAACACTGGCACCTTTCAAGGCCAAGGGTTTAACTGCGGCAACGGCAACTGTACCGACGGCATCCTGATGGCGGGGACTGCTCTGGCCCGCATATACTCTCCCAACATCTTCGACGTCACCAATGCTGTGCACTTCACGTCAGACGGGGTTAGCTTAACCATCTTGGGCGGACGCATCGGTTCCGTGACACTGTCTGTCCTGCTGGACCCAGCGCTTACTGGGGCCGGGTCTGCTGTTCGTGTTCTTGGAACAGTGATCGAGCCGTTGTTCTTTTTCCCTCCCGCTGCGGCAGCAAACACCGACTTCGCTCTCCAGTTCAACCAGGAGGCAACTAATCTCCGCGAGACGCGCCAGCGGCTAATTGGTGGAGACATGGCGCTCGGCTTCCCGGAGCTAGGCAGCGCACTGTCTGTCGGCAGGGGCGAGCCTTATAGTGACAACATAAAAGTAGTGACCAGCGACTCAACTGCGACGAGTACAACACTTGGCGGAAGCCTGACGGACGTCACTGCGGAAGCGCAGAGCAGGACCAGCTCGACGTTTACCTTCCAGGGTGTAGCCGCAGACCACTGCATATACATCGCCACAAATCGACAGGACGCTACGGGGACTCCGCTTAAGCACTGGGGCCACGTATTTGACCAGGTTGTGGCTGGCGTAGGCGGAAGCTATGTCTGCGAGATATGGAACGGCAGCGCATGGGTTGACGTGAGTGTGATGGCGAGCAGCGAGGCTGAGTTGTATCGGTATGCCAACTCCGTGTTCTTGCGAGCGTCCTCTACAGAAACGGTCCAACTTGGAGCAGACGAGAACACGGCCTGGACGACGAACACAGTAGACGGCGTGACCAGCTACTGGACGCGCTGGCGGATTGCCACAGGTTTAACCACTGCCCCTGAGTGGGAGAGGGTTAGGCTAGAGGAATCGAGCGCGTCGACAAACCGGCTTGGGCAACTTAAAGCACGCGGGTTGGCGCGCTGGCGCTCTCAGCTATTCGGTGTTGGGAACGTGTGGGGTGAAGTCGGTGGAGGAGGAGCAGCCGATGCCAACATCGATGTTGGGTCAGGCGGGGCGCCCACGGGATGGACGCAAAAGATTAAGAAAGGTGGCTTGAACTCGAACGGTGACTCCATCTCGTTTCAGTTTCAGATTCCTGAAGGCATCTGCACTGCGTTTCCCTTGTATTTTAACCTGCACTATTCCTACTATGGCGTGAACACTCCAGTGACTGCGGGAGCAGACGTCATCATCAGTTATTTGGTTCTCGCGAGCGGGAACGTAGATATCGCGGACAGCGCGGGTGCGATTGTCCCAGTCAAGCGGGCTGCCACAGATGCGGAGGGCTATGAAAGCAAAGCTGCGGTTGCTCTTACCGAGACCGGAGCGACTGGAGCTATCTTAGCCACTCCGCAGGTTCTGCGGTTTGGGCCTGTTGATATCTCTGACTACTACGTAGGCGACCAAGTCGTCATGCGGATCGAGATGGATCAAGAGACGACACCCGCGAACGATCTAGCCGTATGGACGCTCGTAGCAGATGGCGTCCGGTTTACAACTGGGGATAGACTCTGATGGCTGTTGTTGCCTATACCAGAGTGTCAGACACTTCCTTGCTTCCCTTGATGCCGTAGCGTCTCTTTTGGCAAAAGGAAGGTCGGTTATGCTGCGAACGCCGGATAAGCGGACCTGATAAGCAACAACCAGGATAGAGCGCGAGTTGTTTAAGAAGATGTGTAGAGTAGTGCAGGAGCGGGAAGCCCGCTTCGTGTGTTTTTGTCTGAATGAAAGGGTTAGTTTTATGCCTGAATTGAAAACAATTATTGAGTGGTTTATGAGCGGCAACGGCCGCTTGGCAGCGGGAGCCTCGCTGTTCCTACTTATGTGGCTGATCCAGTCTGTTCCAAAGGTAAAACAATGGCTTGACCAGGACAGCGGAAAGCTCACAAGTGGAAGGAAGAAAGCAGCTGCAAACGTTCTTCTCGCAATGGCCCCTGTTGCCGTTGCTTTGACACAAGACAAGCCTCTTATGGAAGCTTTTGCTACTGCAATCGTTGCCGCGACATCAGCCTCTGGAATTCATTCCCTAGGCAAATCTGCACTGGGAAAGTAAAATGCAAACCGAAGTTATAAACGCCCTTGTTCAGTATGGGCTGCCATCTACGCTGCTTGCTGCTGTCAGCTATGCGTTTTATGGCTTCATCAAGCAAAGGGATGAGGATTTTTCAGAGCAATCCAAAGACTTCTCAGACCAAATAAAAGCTAAAGACAAAGAAATTGCCAGACTCAATGAAGAGCGAGTCAAGGAACACAGACAATGCATGGAGAAGCTAAGAAAAATATCGGACAATGCTCTGCAGATGACACACGCTCTATCGAGCTTGAGCGAGTTAGAACTGACCGACGAGTAGAAGAGGCTGTTCAGAGCATGCGTGAGATCACACAGAAGATCATCCGTAAGCTCAGAACCGATTCATCAAAAGAACGAGTCGCATGAAAAAGCTTATTATTGTATCTCTGTTTTTCCTTGTTGGCTGCTTTGAGAGCTACGGCAAGGTTGCTTCGACGGCAGTCGACCAGGCAGTTGTTGCTAACAACACGCTCGTGTCACTGCTTGAGCAAGCCCAGGCCATTACTAAGAACAAGCGCAAGTCACTGCTTAAGCAGATTGCCACCTCTGCAGCGACGCAAGCTCAAGGAGAGGCCGACATGGCAAAGGTCTCTCAAAAGTATGAGCCTATCTTCAATGCTTTTAAGAAGGCAGAAGTTCTTCAGAACTCGCTAGCAGATACCCTTGTTGCATCTCAAGCAGCACTGAAGGCAGGAAAGTCGCCCAATCTTAGCAGTGCAATCGAGCTTTACTCAAAGCTTCAGCAAGCACACGCTTCCATAGCTAAATCACTCGCGGAGCTGCAATGATGTTGTCACTTATTGAACCGATTCTAGCTGCAGCAGGCAAAGCAATTGCTGCTGCAACAAAAGAAGCCAACGATGGCAACCAAGAAGCAGCAGAGCGAATCGTGAAAAAGTTTGTAGCAGCCAGTCAAATCGACCTTGATGAAGACATGGCAGAAGCTTATGAGTTACTAGAGAAACGGTTTGAATAGCACCGTTATCATGGTTGTCTGGGCCATACTCCAGACAAGGCCATCGATGCCGATTCATCAGGCAGTCTCCTACGCGAAGGCTGCCGTTTCTTTTTCTAAGAAGGCCAAGTTTCACCCTCTGACGCCGGTGGCCATCATTCACCATGAGAGCGGATGGAGGGCTTCTGCAATCAGTAGAGACAAGGAAGATATAGGCCTTGGACAAGTCAGATCTCGGTTTATCGGAGCTTGCAGAAAAGATCCCTCGCCCGTAAAAAACCCAGGCCCAGAGTGTCGTGCTGTTCGGGCTCGACTTCAGGGGGGTGTGTATAATATAAAACATGTCCTGGCCTCTCTTAAGGCCTGGAGGAAGCTCTGCAAAAAGAAGACAGGCAAAGCTCTTTTTCGCGATGTTTTGATGGGATACGGGGGTCTTACGAGGCCCAAGAGTGGCCAGTGGTGTGGCCTGGTAAGGAAAAAAGGCAGATGGAAAAGAACCAAGACTCCGTGGGTCGTGCGCAGGATCTTAAAAAGGCGCCGACGCCTCGTAAGAGAATGGGCCAAGTGTCGAAGACGCTGCACCGAGTATCGTTCTCTGCGCAGCAAGTTGATGCGATGGCAAAAGAAAAAGCGCTAGACATGCTTCAGACTTCAGGACTGCGACTCGACGTGATGTCCTTTGCCCAGTCTGCTTTGGTGACAAGGCGAGATGATGGCGGGGTAGATATCGAGGTCATCCTGTGACCGACACCTCTTCAACCATGTACCTGTGGCTAGCATTCGTCATAGGAGGTCTTGGCTATTGCTTTACCTGGATGTTTGTACGAATGACCTCAAGACGGACGCTCCCGAAGCAGCATGCTGAAGTTCGAGAGCAGGTGATTTACACCTGTATGAGATGGATTGAGGCCGAGCAAGAGCGGCTATACTGCGAGCACGAGCTGGTTCGGTTGCGGGAGTCGGCGCCCGACGAGCAAAGCCTCTGGATTGTTCACAGCATGGAGCAGCTTCGGTCGCTCCCTCCGGTGTTCGTTCATCTCTCAAGACGGTTCGGTTTCAAGGTTCCAGATCATGACCACGCACGGTCACCTGAGCCCTCGATGGCATTCGCTGTAGAGCAAGAAGAACAAACAGAAGAAGAAAGCGCATGGGGCTCCTATGAAGATTCAGGAAGCAGTTTATAAAGCACACGATAACTCCTGTGAAAAAGGATGGTGGGACAAGTACGAGTCAGTTGACTCTGGAATTGTCGCCGACATCGTGTCTTCAAAACTAATGCTTGTCGTAACAGAGCTTGCAGAAGCTGTTGAAGAGATCAGGGACGCAAAGGGGTTCAACCAGACCTACTTGTCGATTGAAGGAAAACCTGAGGGGTTCCCAATCGAAGTTGCTGATGCCATGATTCGACTCTTTGACCTCTGCGGGTGGCTGGGCATCAACATCGAAAAAGCCGTCAAGACGAAGATGGAATACAACAAGAGCCGTCCTATCCGCCATGGGGGCAAGGTCATATGAGCGCTTTTACTTCTGACCTTAGCAATGTTTGCATTCACAAGTCTGGATGGCAGCTTCTTCCTAGCGGAGTCGAAATAACTCGCCTGCCGCTGTGGGACAAGGCCACCAAGGGATTTGCTCGCATGGGTCACTCGGTGGCCTATGAATGGTGCCAGTCCCACGGCATGAGGATGGCTACTGCTGCGGAGATCCGAGAGATGTGGTCGGAGGCAGAAACCACCTACATCAAGCCCTACACGATGCCCACGATGTCGATGCTTAATTCCGATGGCATCAATACATCAAGCCAGTCCGATATTGACCGATACCGCAACGCTCACATGATGAGCTTCGAGTGGTGCAACAAGCACGATAGAGTTGTGCTCCAAATGGCAGAAGACGCAGAGTGGGAAGGCGACTCCTGCGTAGCCAACGCTGGGAAGCACTGGGTAAGCCCACCCGGAACTATCTTCGGTTGGCTGAAGCCAGATGGTTCACTTATCCAAAACGAAAGCCGCTTCCATGCATCCGATGGAACCTATGTCGACTACGCCACTACCGTTCACGCGATAAAGCTTGAAGAAGTTGACTTCGACGACCCCAAAGAAACCATCCCTGTAGCACCACATGTTTCACGTGGAACACTGGGCCAAGCGGTACTCGACCAAGCAATGGTTGACCTTAACGCTGGAATTCATGAAGACAAAGGCCGTAACGACGGCAATCGAATTAGAGAATACCTGGCCCCGTGGAACCTACGCCCGCCTCAGAACTGGTGCTCAGTGGCCGTAGCAGCGTGGCTAAGGCAAGCTTGCAAGCTTCACGGACTCGAGCAGCCGATAGCAGGTTCTCCGGGCGCACAGGCGACCATGGCTCAGCTCAAGAAGGCTGGACTGTGGACACCTGCAAGCAAGATCAAAGACGCAGACCTTCAAGCTGGCAACATCGTCATCTGGAGAAGACCACCCGCTACCTGGACGGGGCACATCGGACTGCTTGAGCGCATGTCAGGCGGTGAGATGGTATGCATCGAAGGAAACAGCGGCTCTAAGGCGGACAGAGTGGCCCGTATGAGGCGCAGAATCGATGACCCGCTACTGCTAGGCATCGGACGGTTAGATGGCTACGAAGGGTACCCAATGCCTGTTGAGCACGTTCCTGCTGTCGAGCTACCGCACAGCGGAAGTGACCCATTGAGCCTGGATGCGGACAACTTATACAGCAGATGGATGGGACTTGATGTCCTGATGGATCCTATCAGCATCATTGGCTACGTAGATGAAGAGCCAGAGTCAGAGTCAACCGGCATCGACATCAGCTCGTGGCAAAAGCCGGAAACAATGCACTGGGAGCAGATTAAGAAAGCACACTCTTTTGTTATCTGCAGAGCAACCTACGGAACCAAAGTCGACAGCACGTTCCACAGCCACTGCGAGAACATCTCTAAACACGACTTGACCCTAGGAGCTTACCACTTCTTGCGCACCTCTCAAGACCTCGACGCTCAGATGGAGACCTTCATCCATGAGATTGAGTCGGTGGGATACGGAGCTTCAGAGATTCTTCCCGTTATCGACATCGAGAAGAACGAACCTTACGACACGTGGGACCCAAGCAAAATTATGGACTACGCACACCACATGGCAGCGGAGCTGTCAGATAGATACGGCGGCGTCATTATCTACACCAACCCAAACGTCGATGCGATTCTAGGAAAGCCTAAGCTTTTCCGGTCGCACCATGTATGGATTGCACACTACGGAGTGTCATCGCCACGATGGGATGGCGAATGGATAATATGGCAGTCGAGTGGAAGCCACCAAGGCCCGGAGGCTGATGGCCCCATCGACTTCAACTTCGCAAAGAAGCTACCGCTCTGCGACTGACCAACTGCAGTTGCTGTCGATGCACTCCAGGTCAACCACGTTGCAGGCGAGATCGTAACCAGCAATCTTGTATCCAGGTATGAACTTCCTCAGCTTGGTCGACTCTTTTTGGTCGACACAGACCTCAATCTTGTACCTGGACACATCCGACACAGTGACAGCGCTTGAGTGACAACCAGCAATAGCGAGAAGAGATAGCCACTTCATGACAAGAAGCGCTCCTTTCTCCTGCCGTTTGCATCGTACTCGATTATCATGATGTCCTGGTCATCAGGACGGAAGACCACTGCAATATCTCCAAACCATGGTATATCAAGCGTCTTAGCCAGCCACTCGGCTGAACAATCTCCTGAATTCACAATCATTTTGCTTACTCCCTTGGGCGGGGGCCTTCGTTGGCCCCCGCTTTTTTTGTTTTTCACTTTGTTTTGTAGCGGGCCTGGCCCCGCTCTCCTTCCATCACAATCTTACCAGCATCACGAAGGCGCTGTATCGTTCTTGTAATGGAGGTAGAGGGGACTTGAAGAAGGTCGGCTATGTCCGACATGCTAAGACTCGAACTGCTTTTTTGAATAGCCTTTAAGACCATCCAGTCCTTGCCACCTTCTGGGGCTAGACGAGGAGCCCTTGACCGCAGAAACATCTCAAGAAGCTCCTCATCAGAAAGACTCTCACGCAAGAAGTCCGCTATCTGCTTGCGGTCTTCATCAATGCTCAAAACGGAATGTCTTCCGGGTTAACCTTAGACGGTTGCTTGCTTTTATTCCTTAAGGCCATTGCTCTTCCCTTCATCTTTTGAGCAAAGTTCTGAAGCTGCACATCGTCCATTGGGTTGTTTAGCTTTGGACCTCCCGAGCGCGCTCGGTTAATCCAGCTAATTCGAGTTCTGCTTTCTCCGTTGTAGTTGTCCTCTTCTACTACGGCGACGAACTCCTCTGTACCAAGTCCCTCAAAAGCAACGAGTGACTCACCGTCCCAGCCTGCAATCATCAGGCTCTCAAGTGTTCTGTCCGTTGTTTTTTCAGTGAAGTAACCATACCAAGTCATTTGGCTACCGGTATCAATCATGTCTACCAGCATGGCTACCTGCTCGGTTCCGTTGTTGGTGTATCCTAAAGCAGCCGAAACTGCCTTTGCCTTGTAATATCCTGGTTCAATCATAGTTTTCCTTTCATCCAATCGATGAGTTTAGTTAGTTTTTGGTTGTCTGTTCCGGCACGCTTAAAAGCGTCCTGAGCCTTCTTTTTGTCGTCGCCTTTGAGCATCTTAATCATCTCCTCGGCATCCTTCTGGCGGTCAGCGCTGACGTAGGACCATACCGTCTCCCAGTCCATGCTGATCTCTGGTGGCATATCGAAGCGGTTCTTGGCATCAAAACCAGCCCGCCTCTCCGTGTAAAGCACACGCTTGCCACTTGATATCCCCTTTGCTCGGTTGTCCTCCGTATGAAGAAGAGTCTCGAAGTTGGCAAAGAACACTGCATCCGGCCACTCCTTCAGAAGGCCTGACGCCTTGGCGTTGAGTTTTAGCTCGTACCGGTCATAGTCCTCACCGAGCGGGTTCTTGAAGTTGCGGATGTGCGCGTGGGCCAGCAGCACCACGTGCATGTTCTTCTTGCTCCGAAGCTCGTCGAGCTTGTGAAGAAACCCTCGCCAGACGTCGAGCGCTGCAGCGTAGCCCTGGCCGTAAGGGTAGCTTGCTATTGTGTCGTGCTTGCGTCCCTTGTCGTCGCTGAACGTGCTGCAGACATGCTTCCAGAGAAGCGGCTCTGCCCAGTCCACGGTGTCAACCACAGCAGTCTTAAAGTCGTGGTCCTCCGCTATGAGTGTCTGAACAGCATCCAAGATGTCTTGGAAGGTCTTTGGCTCAGGGAATCGAGCGATGTCCAGCATCGATGTTCCGTCCTCTGCACCGATAAAGATCGGCTTCGGGCACTTGCTTGCCAAGTATGACTTCCCAACACCCTCTGGCCCGTAGACCGTTAGCCTTACCGGCCGGTCAAGCTTTCCACTTACAACGTTTTTCAAACTCATCCTCATGATGACAACTCCTGGTGTTCCACTCTGTCTTTGTACTGCGTACCGTCAATTGAGTCCTCTCCTGAGCAAACAGGGAAGTACTCACACTCTTTGTTGAAGAGAAAGCAGCTGTTGGGGTTTCGCGGCCAGCGGTCGTTCTTCTTGCTGTCCGCAATCTGCTTTCCCGTATGCCACAGGTCCAGGTTGGCTGCCTCTATCTCTTTTCCAAACCTCACCACGGTGGCCTGTCGGTAATAAGCCTCAGGTGACTCGGCTATTGCCTCCATAACTCGGTGGAAAAACTCCGACGGCGTCTCGTCTTCTTTGCGCTGGTTTCCGTACAGACTTCCGTCTGCCTTGTACTTCCGCTTCTCCATTGCAGTGGCCTTTCTCGGCCGTAGCTTTGGCTTCTTAAGGACGTCGTAGATGCACCCCTGTGGCTCAAACCCAAGAACCGTTGCTCCGCGAAGGTAGTTGCTGATTTGGTCATCCACGCGGAGCTTTGACCAGTAGGCGCTGCCAGCACCTATGTCCTCGCTTGATGTCTTGTGCTCCATGATGAACGTGCCTTCGCCCACTCGCACAATGGCGTCTATCTTCCCCCGGTGAACCCAGGTTCTACTGCGTGACATCGTCTCCGGGTTAAGCACCTTGTCTTTGTACTCAACCTCGACAGCTAGTATCTCGATGTCCATCGGGTACCAGCGCTGCACATAACCGGTGACCATTGCCCTGCACCTAGCTACGTCATATGGGTCCGACAGCCCATCGATGGCGGCAAGCCCAGCTCTCAGGGCCTCTTCTTGCTCTCCCTTGCGCTGCTTCGTCTTCCAGATTGCCTCAAGCGCAAGATGGGTTGCTGTTCCAAAACGTAGCGCGCCTGACTTCTCTAGCCCTTCGCGCTTGTCTACGTATCTGTGCTTGTATTTACGCTGACAGCTTCTGTAGCAACGAATGCTACTTGACGTCAGCACGGCTAATGCTTTACCCATATGTGTGCACCTCCTGCGTGCATGTGGCCATCGACGTCCTTACTCCCGTCGATGGCTTTTTCTATTTGTTGAATTTTGGTTTCAAACCCCAAGGCACTTTTTCAGAATTTGTTTTTGTAAGTACCTCAGTGGTACCTTCTAGGGTTCTCTGTGTAGTCCCTGAGCTTCTTCATCTGGGTCTCGCCAACCCCAGCTTGCCTTACTCCAGCCTGCTTTAGCTCGTTGCGCAGTCGCAATATCATGCCTGCAAGCATACTGTCACCTCGGATGATCCGCCCCACGGTCTGATAGCTTGTATCCAGCAGCTCTGCTGCAACCCTGCCGTTGCCGCTGGCATCACGGTACGCATTCAAGATGCGCTCCCGCCCAGCCTGGGGGTCAGATATCAAAAGTGCCTTGAGTCTTGTTACGCTCATGTCGATGCCACGCTCATGTCGATTTTTTTGACCTTCTCACACGCCGGCCCGTGGGTAAACCACAAAAAGCAACGGCGTTGTCTTTATTGCTCCGAAGACGCCCTCACGTACCAGGTCTCTCGTCCAGGGCCTGTTTCGCTTTTCAAGCGCTTCTTTTCGAGTCCAATGCGGCGAAGTATTTTCCCAATGCGCATCTGGTCGCTCCGTGTCACGCGGCCCATCTCGATGCCGAGCGCTTGCGTGAACACGTCTTCAACCCTCATTTTCTGCCTTGAGCCAGCCCATCGCTTCACAACCGTCTCCCAGACGTCCTCGTCGAACCGCTCCTCTTGGTGCACGCTGAACATTCGGGCAAAGCGCTGGTCTGGCCACCAGACCTCTCCAGACTCAAACCGAGCAACCGCTTCGGCCCATATCTGATACCGGTCTCGCTTCAGTGCTTCCCTGTCGATGAACTGCCCCTCTACCGCAACTTGAACTGGCCAGAACCGCCGGCCCCCTGTTGGGTCAGTCAGCCAGCTTTTCTCGTTCGTTGTTGCGACGATGACGCACTGCCTTGGAAACCTCACCACCTTGCGTGCGTAGCTCGGGCGGTACTCGTCCCAGCATTGGGTGATGAAAGACTTGATCCTCGTCTCTGCTGCACCCCTAAACGAGTCCAACTCGGCGACCTCGATGCCCCACTTGCCGCGCATAACCATCAGCGCATCCTTCTGCCGAATGTCTGGCAGAGAATCCAGAAACCAGTCACGGCCGAAAAGCATAGACATCGAGCTGCTCTTGCCGGCTCCCTGTCCGCCTTCTAAGACGAGCACATGGTCTGCTTTGACTCCAGGCCTCATAATTCGAGCAACGGCGCTCACAAGCCACGCACGCCCCACCTCGGCCGTATATTCGCTCTGCTCTGCACCCAGGTAAGTCGACAGCCACTTGTCTAGTCGAATGGTGCCGTCCCACTTCAAGCTTTGTAGCCAGTCGCGAACTGGGTGGAACTCGTTATTTCTAGATACAGCATCGATGGCAAGCCACAGGCCGTCTCGTGTGAACTTTACGCCCTCGTGCTTGTGAGCCAGCCACTGCTGAACATATAGAACATGATCGTCTCGAAGCACGCCAAGGTCCGGTCTGCGATAGCTTGCAGCGATTAAAGGGGGCTGCTTGACCCACAGCGTTTCGGACATGAACGAGTCATACGCAAGAGTACCTTTCCAGTCTGGGTGGTTGCTCAATATGACCACCGCGTTGCCTGGGTGACCAGTCAGCTTTCCTCTTCTGTTGTGGACGAGGGCTGTCTTCCACTCCTCTGATGGGTCATCCCCCTCTTTCCCGTCCTGTATCCACTGACCCAGTACTGGATCAGCAGGCTCGTACCTGCTGATAGACCATGCAATTTTCTTCACCTCGTCGTCGTCGAGAGGCGGCCTGCATCGCTGGGCGTTCTGAACAAGTAGAGCTGCTTCAATGGACTCACGGCTGAGCCCACGCCGACGCATCGTACCAGCGAGGGAGCTTAGTGCTACATTTCGTCGCTCGCCGATGAATGCGTTGAGCATCATTGGGTCGGGGTCGCTTGTGTCCCTTCTTGACCCTCCGCCCTTCTTGGCCTGCTCGCATAGCCTGAATAGCCACTCTGGAGCTTCGGTAACGTGGCCTTCGCCTTCTGCTACCTCAACCAACCCTTCCCAGTCGTAATGGTTTCCGCTCTTGTGACGACTTGGTGGAGCTACCACGTACCCGCCGTCACCTCGGACATCAAGCCCATCGGCAACCACCGATACGCTGCATGAAACGGCGCTCGGAACAGAGAAATAATGGTGGGAGCCTCCCCCGCCCGTCTTTACGCTGATGGTCTCAGCCCACTCCGGGTTCTCCATTAATTCAGCTAGGCTCTCGTCGCCGCCCTTGTCTGTGTCGACATCGAGGACCATGAGCCCGCCGCCTGTTCGGATGGCTATGTTGGACATGGGCCACTGTCTTATCCATTTCCTGACAGTATCCTCGTCAGTAGTGGCTCCCTTAAACCCGTCAGGCAGGCGAGGGTGTTTACCGGCCGCAGAGCAGTTGGTTTTCCCGCACGTGCACCTTCCAGCCCAAACCGTGTGAAGGGGAAACACGCTCCAACCTCGCTGGATATATCCCAGCGCGCTTTCTAGCACTGCAGCTGCGTGAGCTGCAGCCAGGTCTGTCTCACCCATGTTTCTCCCTACCACAAATGTCTTCCCATGCGCGCTCTAGCGCCCATCTTACTGCAGGCAAGACGCTGTCTGGCTTTTCTAGCCATCGTTGCACAGTTCGCACGCTGCAACCAACGGTTGCTGCAAGCATCGCTTTCTCGGATTCGCTCATCCCATCATTCATGTCAGATTGTCCGACATTTTGTCAATGCAATATTGTGTGCTCCTTAGCGTTTTCATGGCTTATTCTCCCAGCTGCTTCTTCTTCGCAGCGCACCACTGCGCCATCGAGTTTGCGCGGTGCATCTCTTCAAGCGTCTTTGACACGTGTCCGCCAATCTTTTGCAGGCATTTGAGCAGCTCAGGGTACGAGCCGGGGTGCTCACCGAATGTTTTCTGGAAATCCGTCAGCCACAAGTCGCGCATCTCGCGCTTCATTGTCTCAAGCTGTGCAATTCTCTCCTCGAACGGATACCTCATGCTGCCTCCTTCAGATAACGCTGTATAGCCAATATATACTCGCTGCGCTCCAGCTCGGCCTGGAAGTGCCTCACTTTCTCAAACTCGTCGTGCTCGTCGCTGCCGTCGAGTACGCTCTGAGGCACCAGCACGCTCGTGTCGACGTGGTGCCCTGTGATCGTAAACTCCCAGACTTTGCAGGTTGCTGCGCTCCACAGGAAGCGCCTGCGCTCGACACGTAACCGTATCAGTTGGCCTACGCTGCTGACCCAGATGCTACGATGCATTGCACAGCTCCCGCGCTGTTTCGAGCCAGTCAAGCTGGTCCTCAATTGTGGACTGCTCGTCCGTGCCTCCGGGGGAGCCGTCAAGCAGCTCCTCCAGCACTTTGATGCGACCATCGACGCTCAGGTTGTCGAACCACGCGCGCAGCGCAGCCCAGCACTCGTCTCCGGTGAGCTTGACGCGGCCTTTGTTAATTGGCTCGCTGTGGTGGGCGTGCGAGTCGCAGCCACTGCCCGCGTCTGCAACGCAGCTGCCGTACTCGTAGAACGTGGCGTCCACGCCATCGCCAGTGACCCAGAACTGCCAGAGGCTGAACCCCCAGTCGTCCTCGCTCTCCAGGTGGTAGAGGTGGGCCATCTCGACCCGGAGGTTGAGTTCTTTGTCGACGCTTTGAATGTAGATCATGCTGCCTCCTCCTCTTTGATCATGCGCTTGGCCTCAGCCACGCTGGTCGGCCACCCCATCGGCGACATGGTCGCGGTGTCCACCAGCGGCCCATCGACGCGGTAAAGCGTTACGGTCGCGCGGTAGCTGCGGTTGAAACACCGGCGAAACACGTCGCGGCTGGTGTTGGTCTCGGTGATGGTGTGGCCTTTGTAACTCGTGATCGTGCTCATAGTCTTACTCCCTATACCTGCAATGTGTGTCTGTTATGATAACCGTCAAGGGGTTATCTTCAGAAAAAATCAACCGGTGTCTAACATTGGGTCGATGTTAGCCAGTCGGCGCAGGACGCAGCCGATCACCATTGCGCACTGCGGGACCACCGCATTGCCTAGCGCTCGGAGTCGGGCACGGTCCAGTCGCGTGCTAGTCCCATCATCCACTCCACAAACCGGGGGGCCAGATGCCCACCCTTCGTGTCGCCTGCTGTTGGCGTGGGCAGCAGGCCCCGTCGAGCTAGTGTGTGCAGTGACGGGGTGCCTTTGTGGGCGTACTCCGTCCGTCCGTCGCCGGGGTTGCCGTTGCCGCTCGTTCCGTACACCGACGCCGATGGTGTGGGCAACAATGAATACTCGCCGTCGCAGGTGCGGAGCGCCGACATCTGACGCCGCAATTGGGATCGGTAGCGTTTCGTACCCGAGCTGTCCCAGCGACCCACGCACGGCATCAACCCAGCGCTTGGCTCCGCTTGCGACGTTTTCAACGACAACCCAACTTGGCCGTGCTTCGCCGACGAGTCGCTCGAACTCATACCAGAGGCCGCTTCGAGCACCAGCGAGGCCAGCTCCTCGGCCTGCGGCAGAAACGTCCTGGCAAGGGAATCCGCCGCAGATGAGGTCGGGGTTTTGTAGGTCTTGTCCTCTGGCATCTCGTATGTCCTCCAATTGCTTTGCTTCCGGCCAGTGCCGCCGGAGCACGGCTCGGCAGTACGGGTCCTGCTCAACTTGCACCACCGTGTGTCCGACACCAGCGGCCTCAAGCCCAAGCTCAAGGCCGCCGATGCCGCTGAATAGGCTGGCGATTCTCACGCGCACTCTCCCGTGCACTGCATCCCCAGCACCTCAAGCAGAGCCTGCAGGCGCACTGTGAACCGCGCCACGGCTTGCTCGCTGCAGTGACACTCAGACGGGCGCAGCCGGCCCGCCATCCCGCAGGGGCAGCCCCATGTGCGGACGACCAGCGCTCGCGGCGGCAGGTCATTCATCACGCGGGCCATCGTGTCGACAGCTTGCATTGAGAAGCTCTCCAGCTCGTCGAGAAGCAGTACGCCGTCTTCGGCCATCTCCGCTTGCTCAGCGCACGCTAGCGCCCCGCAGGAGTGGTGAGGGGCGCGCATGGCCACGCCCTCTCGCTCTGCGATAGCGCAGGCGGTGATGCCTGCGCCAGCTCCGTTGATAAGGATCTTCTTCATCGGTTCAGCCATTCGTCGAAGGTTACGTATGGAAGCCCCAGGTCTTGCATTGCTCTCACGTAGTTGTCGTAGCGGTCTTCAAGTGTCATGTCTTGTATCTCCTATTAACCCAAGGCGGGAATCTCTCGGGTGGTGGGTAGCTTTTTGAACGCTTCAGCCTCATCTTCGGTTTGTTTGTCCATATATTTAATCCTCTCAAAGGCACCATCTTCATACTCAATGACCCAGGTCGTAGAGAATCCATACACATAATCCTTGATCGCGATTACTTTGATGTCGTGACGGGTGCGAAACTTTTCAACGTACATATGGTGTCTCCCTAATCTCAAAAACGCCTGATGTGCTGGCGCCGCTGCAGTGAAGCTCGCGGGCGATGCGAAAGCGCTCGGCTTCCTCCAGCTCGTTAATCCAAAAGAACTCAGAGATGCGGCAGCTGTCGATGACCTCTCCGTCACAGATAATGTCAATCGTTGCGCTGCCGCTCTCGCTCAGCTCCCCAGGTACCTGTCTCCAATCAATCTCTCTCATGACACCAAGTTAACGCCTCTCCAGCTATGCACAAGTGGGCAATGTCGTTTTTCTGAACATTAGTTGGAATGGGTGTGCGTAAGTGTCTGGAGTCCGTTGTCGCCTGCGCTGGCTGGCGTCTAACGTTGGTCGATGTTAGCTGGCGCTTGACAAAAGGTCCCGACCCGCCCGCTTGCGCACCATTGCACTGCGCTGGGGGCCGGGATTGCACAAGCGAGTGCACCGGCCCCGGTCATAGCGGTCTCATGAAGTGCTCGCAAGTGACCTTTAGCGCGTCGATCAAGTCCAGCGCCGTGTCGAACCGTGGCCAGAGGATGTTGCCCCTCTCCATGTGCACGATGTGCGTGCGCGGTATCCCCGCTTTATGGGCGAGGTTTTCTTGCGTCAGACCTTGGTGTTTGCGCTCTCTGCGGAGGTAGAGGCCGAAGAAATCTTCATCAGGCAAGGGCTTCATGCCGCCACCTCAACGTGAAACTCGGTCTCACGGCGGCACATTATCTCGCACAGCTCCTCCTCTTCGAGCCCGAGTGCTGAGTAGGCGTCAAGCTCCTCCCTTGTGTCGTTGTCTACAGCGGACACGTCGCGCAGATTGTAGTCGTAGTCATACGCCACGCCGCTGTCGTCGCAGTACAGCGCCTCAGATACGAGCACAGCGTACACCGACAGCTCAGCAACGAACTCCCCGTTGCAGGTGATGGTGATGTTTTTCTTGACGTTCTCTTCCATAGCTTACTCCTTTTTGCTGACACCAACAGTATGGTCACCCGGACATGTTGTGTCAACCACTCACGTGGCTTTTGTTGTCTTCACTGTATAGACGTCGCGAGCGGCGGGTATCTGACAGCGGTGGTTTATTTTTTCGCGTCAAACCACTCTGCGTCGAGATGCTGGACCCATATGTCCAAGCATTTCTTGCACTTAACAGACTTGTAGCTGGGTGAGACCTTGGTCCCTTTGCCGCATAGACTGACGGCGGGCTTGTCTTGCCGGTCTCTGCCGACGGCTCTGTGGTAGCCGTCTTTCCACACCCAGAGGTTCATCGCGTGCGTGACCTCAGGCATCAAACCACCTGATGGGCTGGTAAAGGTCGTCTTTTATCCAGACGGGCTCTGTGAGTGCCTCGCCAAGCTTGGTTGGGCGCACCGTCCTGCGCACGCCCTTGTCCCACTTGACGAGGCCTTTGCTCCTGAGTCGGCGCACCGCTTCAGTGGCCGCAGTAGGGCGGACCTTCGCCTCCCTCGCCAGCTCCCGCACTGCGCAGTTCTGCAGGCGCACGATGATCATCAGGTATTGCATCTGTCTCTCTGTTATTTGCATCGACGAGGCCCCAACACATAACACACATGGCAATAGCGCATGCAAGAAAGAGGACAGCAGATATCACTTCCTTAAGCACGACCGCGCCTTGCCATCTCCGCGCCAATATACACCAGCGCATCTGCTAGCTCTTCTGCCAGCTCCATCAGAAAGTCCCTTTTGTCGTCCTTGAGTTCGAGCGGACCATACTCTCGCCGGCCTTGGTCTAGGCGCTCTTTGATGAACTTGAGCACCCGCTCCTCGTCTCGGCTCATCTCAGTTGATCCTCTTTTGAAGGGCCTTGCCGATGCGAGCAACAGCCTCGCCCTCTTGAGAGGCGCATTGGCTGATGGCCTGGCCGATGAAGTCGAGCCTGGCCAGCGCTCTGACGGCGCTCTTAGCTTGCTCCAGGGCCTCGTGGGTAATCTCTGTCTGTGGGCTTTCGAGCACCTCGCTCAAGTCATCAAAGGCAACGACGTACTCGCTCATGAGGAACGTGAAGGTCTGCTTTTTCGTGACCTCGCTGAGGTTGTCTTGAAGGTGCTCAAGGTATTCTTCCATCCAATCTTTATCAATCATGCTCTTACTCCTGTTGTTTTGTTGTACTCGTTGATGATGTTGTGAGCCTCCTCCACCGACCTGACGACGTCTGCGACGCCCCCATACCTGCGAACTAGCTCAATGAACCGTTTCTGCTCAGGCCTGACCCTGCCTCGGGCGGTCTTGACTTCAAGGGCCAGGAACGTGCCTGTGGGCTTGATGATGCCGACGAGGTCTGAGGCGCCCACACAGAGGCCGTATGGCACGCGGCTGCAGCGCCCGTGTCTGTCGTAGTACTCGGCCGTGCCTGTGCTGTTGCGCCACAGCAGGACGTCTGGGCGCCCACCGATGGCGAGGCGTATCTCCCTGAGTATCTCGTGTTCTTTCATGACCTGGCTGTCCCTCGGTAGTTGTGCCCAAACGTTCTCTTGAACATCGTATAGGCATACCCCATGCGCCACCCTCTTTGGTGGGCTTTGGACGCGAGCATCTTAAACTCGCGGTCTTTGTCCTCATCCGTGAACAGTTCCAGCGAGAACGGTATTTTCTTTTTCTGGCACTCAGCGATGGCCCACCAGGCGCTGCGTCGCATTGCCCGCATGTGGTCAAGCACAGCAAGGGCTATGTCTAGCTGGTCGCTTGACATGCTGTCGGCGCCAATCTCAATCATCGCCGTCCGGCGCACCTTCGTGCTCATGTCCTTCTTGAGAGGCATCTCCCAGCCACACTCCGGGCACGCCCCACCACCCTCAAACGTTAGACCGCAACTCATGCAAAGCATCAGCCCCGACTGCGAGCTGACCTTCATCGCCTTACCCTCCAAGCTGTAGTCCCGGTCTGCAGTAGGAAGTCCATGAAAGTGCACGTTGCTGCACAGGTCGATGAGCTTGGCCTCCTTCTTCCCCGGATGGCACCGCAGCACCCGACCCACGCATTGGAGATACGTGGAGGGGTGACCAAACCGACGGGCCAGGATGCAAGCTGTGGCTTGCGGCGCGTCGAAGCCCTCTGTGAGCACGTGGACGTTGAGAAGCACCTTCACGTGACCACGCTTGAACTGCGCAATGTCAAACTCACGGTTCTCCTTGCGCGTGTTGCCCTCGATGACCGCCGATGTGATGCCCGCCTGGTTGAACCTGATACCCAGCTCGTATGCCTCAGTCACCCCTCGGCAGAAGATGAACGCCTGCTCGCCAGGGCACAGCTTCTGGTAGGCCTCAAGCGGGTCCATCGACAGCTCACGGTTCTCCATCACAGAGTCCGGCGTCCATATCCGAGCGTCCACCAAGTTGCCCGCCTTGATAAGCTCACGGTAATGAGCCCCGATGACCATGTGGTTGAATGTGTCACCTAGGGGCTTGCCATCACCGCGCTGCGGCGTAGCGGTCAAACCCAACCACCGAGCATGCTCCCAGCGCCTGAGCGTCTGGTACCACAACTGGTCATTCGGTAAATGATGGCATTCGTCGATGACCACCAGATGGGCGTCGTGGTCGATGTCGTTGCTCACCATCGACTGCAGGGTGGAGACGATGACAGGCTTGCCGGAGCCCACGCGGCCCGCCTGGGGCAGGCGCTCCACCAGCTGGTCCACTAGCTCCCGGCGGTGGCAGACAGCCAACACCTGGGCGCCTGAGTCCAAAGCGCGCTGGACGATGTAGCTGGCCACGCGGGTCTTGCCACCGCCTGTGGGTAGGACACCCACGATGCGGCGCTTGCCCGATTGCCAGGCGCTAAGGACGCCGGCAGCCATGCGGCTTTGATGTGGCCAGAGAGGCATGGTTAGAGGCCCACGCGGGATAGGATGGTGCTGATGGGCTCGTCCAGAGCATCGGATAAGCGGTGCATGGTGCTCTCGCTTGGGGTGCGGCCTCCGTTCTCAAGGCGGGAGAGGAAGGGCTGAAGCCAGCCGGTGAGGCTGCAGAGCTGAGGCTGGGTGAGGTTGTGGTGGAGGCGAGCTGCGTGGACGGCGTCGCCGAAGGTGGGGGTGGGTGTTGGTTCGTTGCTCATGAGGGTATGATACGCATCTGGGGATGGGCGTCAAGTGCTGTGACGATATTATGTAGTGATAGATAGGGTGTCGGTTTTTGTGTAGGTAGGTGTGGTGAGGTGTGAGGAGAGGTGGTGGGTGTAGGGTGAAATGTTGGGAGAGCTAGACAAGATCGTCCATACCTAAACCATACCTAACCATACCTGTGCCATACCTGTGCCATACCTTGCGCACAATGTGGGATAGAGTCATGTTCCCGTTATCGTTGAGGTAATGGATGTCAAGGGGGTCGTGAACCATACCTGAGCGATTTTCAACAAATCTAAAAAAAAATAAATATTCTATCTGTATAGAACTGTAATAAGTAAGGCAGGGAAGATATTTAGAGGGATTAACCCAGCGATTCCCAGAGCTTAACTGAAGCCATACCTTGGCGCTAGGTATGGTTTGGTATGGACGCCGCTCGGCAGGGTAGCCCAAACAATGCCCCGTAGGGTATTCGTTTTTGCCAATTTGTCACTTGACGTGCAGTTAATACTCTGAGGCTCGCCCTTTTGTGTTGCATAATGTGCCGATGTGTGCCGGGTGCGCCCCATAGGCGGTACATAGAGAGGGACCCTTCGAGTCCACGGCCAACGGTCACTGGTCCAATTTGCTTTTGTAACCCCTATGCATCCAGTGCCGGCCGGAGCCGAGAACCAGTGACCATAGACGCAAAACCCTACGATACAAGGGGTAGGGACCCTTCGAGTCCACGGCCAACGACTGTTTTCTGGTTTTGCCTTTCTATGCATAAAGGGGGGACCCTTTGTTTTCCACGGCCAACGACCCTTTTTCGGATTTGCTTTTCGAGCCTAGACTCGAGCGCTCGAGACGCATAGCCGATGCATAGAAAGTGGGCCGAAAACGGAGGAAAAAGGGCACTTGGTTTTTCTTACCTGCCTGTTGCTTTTCTATTGAGATTTATAGAAAAGTGTGAGCTGTGCTTTTACCTTAGCCTTCACGCCGGTGCAGGTAGCTGACCGGGAGTTTGATTGGTTTTTTGGAGTTTCACCAGGCCGCGCGAGGAGGTTTCGGTGAGTATTCATCTGATGTTCTAGCATTTACGTAAATGGCATCACCGGTACTATGGATTAGTTCTATACATACAATCGTATACATATATGTACGGGCATAAAAAAGCTTACACGTGCGCGCCCGCCCGCGCGCAGTGGGCCGCTCGAGCCCAAAAAAAGCTCTTTACCTACATGTAGGTGGGGTGCATATATGTGCATATATGTGCCTAGGCGCACTCCACCTACGTGTAGGTGCGGTGGAGCACATAGGCGCACTCCACCTACGTGTAGGTAAATTTGTCCTTGTTAATTACGCGCGCGCGTAGCGCGTAGCAGGAACTATGCCAACATGTGCACGACTAGAATCGAGCGCAACCCTTGGCGCGGTATTTGCTAGCAGTAGGCATGCCCAACAGGGCAACCCTTGGCGCGGTAATTGCTTGCGAATAGGTCAAAAAAGAAACGTGAGAAAACCACACAATTCTTCCCAATGCCCACCCGGTTATGTTACGTTGGATTTATGAAAACGGCGACGAACACACACTTCAACTTTCACAGCCTAGCCGAGACTCCCGAAGAACAGCGCGAGCGGTTCGAGCGCGAGATTCAGCGCAAGCTCAACAACTCAGCCAAGGTGGGGATTTAATAAAATGAGAATTTATCAAAATACAACAACCGCGCGCGGTTTGAATCCTCACATGATTTCGGACGTCAATATTCTGCACACAATCGACCGAACGCCTTTTGGAATCGGCTACCATGACGACCACACCTATACCTACAACGGCAAAATCAATGCAGCACAGTCCGGTGACAGGTACCGCGCAGTGCTTCCCGGTGGCCGGTACCTGTCGCTGTCAAATATGGGCTCGTGGGATGGAGCTTGGTCGCTTGCTGTGCTCGACGAAAACGGTGAATTTGTACAGCTACCCGAGTGGCTAGCCGAAGCGCTCGACGGCGATTTGTGTCTTGAGGTTGTGGAATTTGCACTTGACGAAATGACGCCCGAAACTTTCGCCCAAATCTACTACGCCGCCGCGGCAGCAATTAAGGAAGCAAACTAATGCTAATCCAAATCCAACAGTACGCCGACGCCGCGCGCGAAGCGCGCCAACTGGACGCGAGGAAGCGCGCGCTTGCCAAGCAAATCCTGGCAACGGTGACCCCTGGTAGCGTTTGGCAATGGGCAACCGAAGCGCGCGCGCTTGGTGTGTCGCTCGTCTCTGCAACCTCGCCAAGCCAAGCCACGGACGCCGCAGCAACCACGGCGAGCGCGCTAGCGCTTGCCAATGAGCTTTTGCGGGAACTCCGCAAGCCAAAGCTTGCGCGAACTAGGCTGCTGGCGGTTGCGTCGCGACTGCTAGCGCTCGCCACAAATCCACCCACTAAGCAACGCGCGGGACGGTCTGCGCACCTTCGGAGCAAGTAACATGGTTTTATCGTTTTTCAGTTTCATGGTCATCATTTCAACCAGTGCCCTAGCAGGGCACCTATTTCAGGAGCTTGTCAATGTCTGATATTGAAGCAATCGAAATTGCCGATTATTTTCGCGCACAGCTTGAACCAATAAAATCGCACCCCGTAGCGCGCGATTTGCTCGCTTGCGATTATCGCCAGCTTGACGCGCTGCAGGACTGGAACAATGAGCGCACAATAATAAGCAAAGGAGACCGCGCGCTTTCGTTCTGTTCGGATTGGGTGGAGGTGCTGTCGTGACACGCAAAGAAGCACGGGCAGCGGTCCCGAAGTCGCAAGTTCAAGCGGTGGTCGATGCCTACCACGTAGGCACGCCTCAAGACGAGATAGTGGATAGAATGGGGCGCCTAGTAGACGACGCTTGCAAGCGTAATGGCCTGGTAGTCATCGATGCTAGGCGTTGGAAAGCGGCTTGCATTGAATATGCGAAGCGAGTGCACGAAAGCAATCGCGTGGAGTATATCCGAGTGATGAATCCACTTGTTGGCGCCAAGAGCGCTCGGAAGATTGCGAAGGGTTGGGCATGAGAAGAATAGGCAAAGCGGTAGCCAAGCGCCTAGCCGCGCTTGGCATAGTCGACACGACAGACAAGCGGGCGGTATTTCAAGCGCTAGCGCTAACGCCGGGAGGTAACCCGCGCAAACTGCTAGGGACGTCGACGAAAGTCGAAAAAGGCTCGAAAGTTAAGGTGTTGACGGCGGTGATGTATTTAGCGCCGCATAAGCTAAGTGGGACCAATTTATGCCCATGGGCTACCGCGGCTTGCGCAGCCGCTTGCTTGGGGCATAGCACTGGACGCCTTAAGATGCGCAACAATCAACGCGTGCTAGTTTCGAAAGCCTTGCTATGGCACTTGTTCCCGCAGTACTTCTTGGCTCGACTGGATGCTGAGATACGCTCTCACGCGATGGACGCGCGCGCGCTAGGTTTGCAAGCTGCTATCAGGCTAAACGGTAGCAGTGACATCAGATGGGAAAAGCATCTCGACTTCGCGGGCTATGATTGTATATTCTATGACTACACGAAAGCACCGCGCGCGAAACGGGACGCGACCAGTTATCACCTAACGTATAGCGTCAGCGACAAGCGCGGCAGCGTCGCAGAGGCTAAGCGGTGGCTGGCCGATGGTGGTAACGTGGCGATTGTAGTAGGTGCAAAAGATAGCGCCAAGCTCGGCGACGCTAAGCGCGTATCGCTTAACGTAGTGCGCGATGGGTGGCAGGGCTTCCCGGCGCACAGTGCCGATGACACGGACGCGCGGTTTTTAGACGAGCCTGGTAGCGTTGGCGTACTGTATGCCAAGGGTGCGGCGTTGCGTGATAGCTCGGGATTTGTAAAGCGGTACTAGTAGAAAACCGCGCGCGGAAATAGACCGCGCGCGGTTGCGCTTTTCTTGTCGCATACCCGCTCGGGTATGCTATGGTGCCCTCATGTCCGACGCAGACGACGACTTTGAGTGTTTCACAATTGAATTGACGCCGCTACGTCGCGTCACAACTTGGGACGAAATTGACGAAATAGAAGCGCGCGCGGGAGACGTTAACCTTGCAGCATGGGCCGCATTCAAAGGCAATGCCCCCGCGCTTGCTCAGAGGCTGGAAGAAACTATGATCGTTCAAGCTGGCATCGATGCGAGCACAGCGCTAGCGATAGCACAGGCTACCGCGCGTACGTTAGTGCGTCGCGGTGAGCTAGTGCCGATTGCACAGCACGATGCACGAGCATGCACCCGCATTGCTGTCGAAATGGATCGGACTGAACGACTACGCCAAGGGCGAAAATTAACCGCGGCGGCGAAACTTCGCATCAAGCGCGCCCAAATCGCCGAAGCGACAGGAGCCGCTCTAAGGGCCATTGGCAGCTAAGGTACTACCCTACCAGGAACGTCAAAAACGCGCTAGCGTGAGGCTCAGAGCCTCACAGGCATAGTTTAGTGGAGAGCTCCCGCCCCCGCCTCCCCCACCATATACCTACCAGCAAAAACCGGGTTAACGGTTTTACCTTCACCAAAACATAGAGCGCAGAAATTTTTTGGGGTAGTTTCTCGTGTATGCAGCGACCCAACGACGATCTTGTTTGGTACTACGAGCACAGCGCATCAGAGCTAGGCTTCTCTTCATCCTCTATAGACGGTATATACATCCAGTCTGAGCCTCAGCCCCCATCTCGTCGTCAGCTGGCTGCGGCATCGAAGCAAGCTCGCATCAAGTTGTCGCTTGGCGAGCTGAGCCCGCGTCTACGTTCAATTCTGGAGAGCTGCTACGACCAGGCGGCATCGAGTGTCCCGTTGCGGCACGAGCACGGTTTGGCGGCATCGCTTGTGGCGCGAGCCATTTCGGAGGCCCGCTCAGCCAACTGGACAAAAGAACAGCTGAACAATTCGATTGCAACGTGCCACATGATGGTGTTAACAGCACACCGCGCATTTTCGATGTTGCACAAGCCATCATCGACGCCGAAGCGCCGTCGAGCGCGTGTGAGCCGTTGGCTCAGCGAGGATGGGGTGACCCCTATCCCCTAGTGTTATTCCTTGACCCCTATCCCCTGAGTCCCGCACAATGAACACCAATGCGACGTCACTATCTTTGCCGCCCGATCACGATGGGCGAGCTAGCAAACCACCTACACGGGGTGGACAACGCAGCCAGCCGGAGGAAGGTGACCCGCATGCTTCGACGCAGAGAGGGCGAAACAGGGAAAATGATTTTATTGGGTGGGGGTCATGGCAGGGCTCTGTACACGACCATGCAGATGCTATCGGATGGAGCACCTGAACTCGTCGACAGGCGCGACCAAATGGTTGGAATGCTTGAGGAATTCGTGGATGACCTCCGTGAGGACGTGCGCACCACGAGAGACTACGCCCGAGGCGTTGGCAGGCGGGTCTCTGCACTGAACACGCAGCAAGCAACATTGACAAAGATAGTCACAGAAGGACACCCCCTTAAACTAGGGTGAGGGCTTATGGGCTACCTTATTACTCCCGAGCAGATTGCCGACATCACCGCAGCGGTGGCGGAGGGCGCAACCCGAGGCAAGTCTTTGACTGCGAATGGGGTCGGCGAGGCCATCTACCGGCAGATAAAGCGAGCGGCAGGTGATAAGAATCACCCACACAGCTCACTGTACAAAAGCTTCCTCAAGGGGCTCGACAAGGCAGAGGCTCAGGCAGAGAAAACGCTTGTTAAGACAATTAGTGCTAGTACTGATTGGCGAGCTGCGGCATTTTTGTTGGAGCGAAGGTGGCCTGACGAGTGGAGTCAACGGATTCAGCTTGAGGTCAAAAAGGAAGTTGAGCACGTATTAGATGTCGCGGAGAGGGCGCTCCCCCAAGAGCACTTCGAAAGATTCCTTGAGGCACTCAGTGGCGGCGGCGCGGAGTCGCTTGTTAAGGGTGCAGAGCAAGTCACAGCGTCAAACATACACTGACGACCCTGTAGGCTTTTCCAAGGAAGTGCTGACGACGCCCCCGTGGGGCCGTCAGGCCGACATCATCAAGGCGGTGGCGAAGTACCCTCGTGTTTCTGTTCGCAGCGGTCACAAGATAGGCAAGAGCACCTCGGCGGCCATCTTGGCGCTGTGGTGGGCTTCGACGAAGCCTGGCGGTCGCGTGGTGATGACAGCGACGACGAACCAGCAGGTGCGTAACATCCTGTGGAAGGAGTTGAAGCGTCTGGCTCACCGGGCGACGATTCCTCTACCTCGGCCGGCTCAGCTCCCGAGTTTGGGTATGCAGTGGCCTGACGGTCGAGAGATTATCGGCTTTTCGACGAAGGAGTCGGAGCGGATGGCTGGCTTGTCGGGAGCGAACATGCTGTTCATCGTGGACGAGGCCTCTGGTGTGGCTGAGGACATCTACGAGGCCATCGAGGGTAACCGGGCGGGTGGTGCACACATCCTGATGATCGGAAACCCGACGCAGCCTGTGGGGACGTTTTACGACAGTTTCCACAGCAAGACAGAGTTTTGGCATGCGATGCATGTTTCGAGCGTTCAGGCGAGCAAGGCTCGACCGCATATTCCTGGCATAGCCACGAAGGCGTGGTGCAACGAGAAGCTTCGCGAGTGGGGGCAAGAGGACCCACGCTACCAGGTCCGCGTGTTGGGGAATTTCGCGGACACGGCTACATGTAGCGTGGTTCCTCTTGGCGTTTTGAGTTTATCCCAGGACTCTTACGACGACATGCCTGTGCCGAGCTCCCGCTTGGAGATGGGAGTTGACGTGGCTCGCTTTGGTGATGACGAGACAGTGATCGCCTGCCGTCGTGGCAACAAGCTTTTGAGCATGACTGCCCGCAGCAACATGGACGAGCACGAGGTGGCTGACTTGGTGCTTCGGATAGCAGCGGACAACCACCGAGCGGGCGAGGGGAAGCCTTTGGTGAAGGTGGACGCCTGCGGTGTGGGCCTCGGTGTGGTGAGCATCTTGAGGCAGAAGGAGAGCGTGCAGGTGTTGGGTGTGAATGCAGCGGACCCGTCGAGCATGCCGGACGAGTTTCCGAATGTGCGGAGTCAGCTGTGGTTCGCTGTTGCGGACTGGCTGCGGGATGGCGGGTCCATTCCTAAGGACACGAAGCTTGAGGCTGACTTGCTCAGTGCGCAATATGACTTTGACGCACGGGGCAGGCGCAGGGTAGAGAAGAAAGAGTCAATCAAAGCAAGGCTACATCGGTCACCCGACCGAGCCGACGCTCTGGCATTAGCGGTGTATACGCCGCGAGCGAGGCTGGTTTCCAGCTCCTCGCTACAGCGCTCGCAATCGCGGGCTAGCAACTACCGCTTTGGTAATACGAAAGGCTATTGAGAATGGCACGATCCTGGGGTGAGACCCTTGCACGCAAGATTACGGAACAATCCAACATGGGCGCGCTGCGCTTTCAGACGGGTGGCCTCGCCCTCGCTGCTGGCACTGCCACAGTGGGAACCACCGTTTCGCTGACTGCAGACAGCATCATTCAGGTCCAGATGGTGATCCCCGGTGCTGGCGCCAAGGGTGTGCACTACAAGGTTGACGGCATCGTATTGGGTGGCCCCGGCACCGCAAGCTTCGACGTGACCGCAGTGGACGCTGCCGCTGGTGACAACATCGTCGTAACAGACGACTCTGTCTTGACCTACATCATCATCAACTAATGGGCGAGACGGTCAAAAAGAAGCGGGTTTCGCGCAGGCGTATGGCTAAGCCAGCGCCTGAGGCAGAGCCGGCTCCGGCACCCAAGCCGAAGAGCAAGCTTGGCTTTGCCTCCGACTGCTCGTATAAAGACAGGCCGCTGTTCGAGCCGGGCTGCTGCTGCTGTCCTCCTTGCCTCCGCATGCGCGGCGGCCTCTAGTACACTAAGACATGGGTATCTTCGCACGGATGAGCAAGGCGATCACTCTTCGCAAGGAGAGAAGGTCGCGTTCGCTTGTCCGTCGAGCCCCTGTCATCTCGAGTCTTAGCCTCGACCAGCAGTTTAGCCGCATTGGTGGAGGCCTTTCGCCCTTGGCTGTGAGTTCCATCGTGCGCGAGGCGGACACGGGCTACATCTACCGCCTTATTGACCTGGCGAATGAAGCCCGGCAGAAGGACTGCCACCTTCAGTCCCTCCTAGGGACCCGTGAGGCCGCCATCAGCGCGCTTTCGTGGAAGGTGACGCCAGCTGTCGCTCCGGGCGAGGTCATGGCCACAGACAGCGACAGGGAGGTTGCCACGATGGTGTCAGCCGCTCTCCGTGCTGCCGAGGGTGACAACAAGGCGGACTGCAGCAAGAACTGGTCAGACATGGTGAGTCACCTTTCGTCTGCGATATTCTTTGGCTTCTCTGTGGCAGAGATTGACTGGCGCTTGCATGACAACATGCTGGTGCCTCGTGGGTTTCGGCCTATCTCTCACCGCCGGTTCCGTTTTGCGCAGGAGAACGGGCAGCTTCGTCAGTGGGACGTAGAGCGCCCGGCAACGCCTGACGGGATTGACCTTCAGAAGACGTATCCTGACAAGTTTATCGTTCACCAGCCCCGCATCAACGGAGACGTCCCTGCTCGTGAGGGTCTAATCCGGGTGTTGATGTGGGCGACTCTGTTTCGGAACTGGGCGTTCACGGACTGGCTTCGTCTGGCTGAGCTTGCATACAAGCCTTGGCGCATTGGACGTTACAAGACGGATGCCTCTACCGAGGAGATTGATGACCTTGAGACTGCTCTGCAGCTTTTGACCACCAACGGTGTGGCGACGTTCTCTGAGCGTGCGACTGTGAGCATTGAGTGGCCTCAGCGTGGCCGAGGCGGGCGACCTGAGCATCGGGAGCTTTCGGACTATCTGGGAGCTGAGATGAGCAAGTGCGTGCTTGGCCAGACGCTGACAGTGGAGTCTGGCGAGCGTGGGGCTCGCAGCTTGGGCGAGGTACATGATCGCGTGCGCAAGGACTTGCGCGAGAACGATGCGATAGCCTTGGCGGCAACCATCCGCCGAGACCTAATCAAGCCGATGGTGAAACTAAACTTCGGCAAGGACACGATGGTCCCCGGCTTTCACTTCGTGACAGACGACGCGGTGGACATGGGCGCTCTATCTCGCGCCATCGAGGGATTTGTACGCGGTGGCCTTGAGGTGCCGCAGTGGTGGGTTCGTGATAAGGCTGGCATTGCCGAGCCTGAGCCCGGTGAGAAGTTGATGAAGGGTGAAGACTTCATTGGCGACGGGCAGGACAACCAGATTGACGAAGAGGACGAACTTGAAATCGACTCAGCAGACATCGAGCAAGATTGAAAAAGACCAGAGTTTCGCTGTTGGCGAGCTTTTCCTAAAGGCCTACGAGGGCATTGGGGAAGAGCGCATGGCGAGCTTTGTTGCATCGACGGAGTCTATTGACGCCGACGGTGACATTGTTGAGCAGAACTGGCGTTTGGACCGGTTCCGCAACAACCCCGTGATTTTGTTCGGCCACGACAGCAAGTCGCTTCCAATAGGCAAGGCCACGCAGGTTGATGTGGTCGAGGGCCGCCTGGAGGTGACTGTGCAGTTTGCTTCGAAAGAGGCGAACCCGATGGCCGAGCATGTTTATCGCAGCGTGCAGGAAGGCACGTTGAAGGCAGTGAGTGTGGGGTTTCGACCCCATGACGTTCGTCAGGAGCGCCGTGACCAGAAGATGGTTTACGTCTTGAGTGACAACGAGCTGTTTGAGATTAGTGTCGTTCCGATCCCCAACAACGCAGACGCTTTGCGCAAGCACAAGAGCTTCTTGGCGGGCAAGTCCGTGTCGTTTGATGACGAGCAGACAGAGCCTGCGGAGCAGGACCCAGTTGACCCAGTTGACACCGCTCCCTGGGACAGCTCGGATGCGAAGAAGCGTCTTGAGGGCTGGGCCATGAAGGACGGTGAGATGGACTACAAGCGCTACGAGATGGGCTTTGCCTACTTCGATGCCGAGAAGGCAGACACGCTTGGGGCATACAAGCTTCCTCACCACGACGTGGTTGACGGAGAGCTTGTTACGGTTCGTGCCGGGCTGATTGCAGCGGGCAACGCTGTGATGGGTTCGCGCGGAGGGGTGAACATCCCCGAGAGCGAGATGGAGGGTGTAAAAGAGCACCTTGCACGTCACTACAAACAGTTCGACCTCACCCCGCCGTGGGAGAGGAAGGAAAATTCCGTCAACGGCGGAGAGGAGAACAAAAACATGGATCTTGAAGAGATCAAAAAGAGCCTAGATGGCGAACGAAACAAAGTTGCTGTTCTCGACCAGCGTTGCAAGGACCTCGAAGAGGAACGCAACATCTGGAAGGGAAAAGCTGGCGATTACTACAAGCAGATTGTGGATGATCGTCTAACGGCTCTAGTCGGTAAGAAGATTACGCCGAAGGAGAAAGAGACCCTCATCAAGTTGGCAAACGCCGACGAGGTTCTTTTTGATGAGCACATGAAGGCTGTCAGCGACCGCGAGGACATGCCTTTGTTGAAAGAGAAAATTTTGGGAGACGACCCGTCGCCCCAGGCTGCGTTGCCGGCACCAGCAGGTGATTCCGGTGCGCAATTTGACAAGCTGATCATGCAGCGAGCTTTCGGAGGCTAAATCGTGAGTACTGCACTTCGCAAATTTGAATACGCACATATTAAATCTTACACGGTTGAAGCCGCTAGCACCGCCACTGTCGGTCGTCTGGCTTCGTTCGGCGCTAGTGACACCACTGTCGCCGACAGCGGTGCTGCTGCAGACGATGCCATCGGTGTCTTTCTGACTGGCGGCGCTGCAGGCGACCGCGTTGACCTTGCCTTGTTCGGACCTACCGTTGCGGTTTTGGTTGGAGCGGGTGGTGCCACTCGTGGCTCTAAGGCAATCAACGTTGCTAACGGTGTTGCGAACGCTCCTGCCCAAGCTGCAGGTGGCGCAACCGCAGATCCCATCTATGGCATCTTTATGCAGAATGGGAATGTAGGCGACGTGGTCGGCATGCAACTGTTGGCTTCCAACCGTGTTAGCGCCTAAGGAGAACTAAGATGGAACGCCGAATCATTGAACTTACTGATAACGACATGTCTGAGGTCAAGCGCCTCAGCTCTCGCAAGACGCTCACCCACGGTGACATCGTTGCGTACAACCAGCGTCAAGCAAGCCGCAACGGCCGCGTGACCAAGTCTCAACAATACAAGAACTACATGGATGCCGTTGACTGGATGCTTACCAGTCAAGAGGGCAGTGTTAAGCGAGAGCGCGACGCAGCCAACAAGGCCATCCTTGGTATGCAGAGCAAGGACATCGCCCCCGGCGCTGTTCATCAAAACGCTACTTTGAGCAACATGAGCGTCCAGTACGCGAATGAGGCTTACATTGGCGAGACTCTGATGCCTGTTCTTCAGGTTTCGAAAGAGACTGACGTCTATTACCGCTACGGCCAAAGCGACCGTCTTCAGTACCCTGATGACGAGATGGGCAGCCGTGGTCAAGCGAACGAGATTCAAGAGACTCGCGCGACGACCACCTACACCTGTCAACCTTACGGCTACAGCAACTTCGTTTCGCAGCGCACCTTGAACAATCAAGATGCACCGCTTGACGAGATGGTGGACTTGGTTGAGGCAATCAACGAGGGCCTTTCTTTCCGTCGTGAGCGTCGCATTGCGAACGTGTTGACCAGCGGTGCCAACTACGGCGGCAACACCACTGCAATCGCAGCGGCAAACCGTTGGGACACGGCAACCGGTGGTGACCCCATCGCCGACATCCAGAGTGCCATGGCGCAAATCTGGATGGGTCGTGGAAGCAGCAACCTGTGGATGTTCAGCTCGCTGAACGTGTACAATGTCCTGAGCCGTCACCCCGCCATCCTTGACTTGTTCAAGTACAGCGGCTCGACACCTGGTCTTGCTACTCCTGACATGCTGGCTCGTTTCTTTGGCGCTGACGGCTTCGTCATCGGCAAGGCTCGCGAGGACGACAGCAACGAAAACGCCGCGCTTCCTAACTACCAGCGAGTCTGGGGTGATGTTTGGGGCTGCGTTCGTGTTGCACAACGTGCGAGCATCCGTAACGCGGTGTTCGGTTACACCTTCCGCAATCTTCAGCCCGAGACGGCTGTTGTGTTTGACCCATTGAAGGGCCATGGCGGCGGTTACACTGCACAGGTAAGTGTCTCGGAGACTCACGATGTCGTCGCGTCGCCGACGGGCTTCCTCATCACGACGCCAATCAGCTGATCTGACCGATAAGGTCGAGAAGCCGATTGCGTTGAAGGACGAACGTTACGTCGTTTGGCGTAACGAGACTCCTCGCATGGTAGAGCCCACCATACATGGCCACTTTGTTCGGCTGTGGATGGTGGGCACGACCAAGTCTCTTCCTGAGTCTTGGACAAAAGAAGCTGAAAAGCTAGGGTTGACAAGGGTAGGATTCGCACAGTGACGTATATCGTTCAAGCAGACTTGGAGGCGCGCATTAGCGCGGAAGCCGTGAGGCAGATCCTCGATGATGACTTGGACGGCACTCCTGACGCGAACGCCCTAACCCGCGTAATTTCCGACGCAGAAAGCTACGTGGAGAGCTTTCTGCGCGGGAACTACGATCTTGAGTATGTACGGTCTCTTGGGGTAACTGTCCCCAACGAGGTCAAGAGACTTTGCCTTGACGTAGCCACCTCTTACTTGTGGGAACGATTCCCAGAGTATGTACGAGCAGACGGCTACAAGTTGATGTCGAGAGCCAAGTCTGATTTGATGGAGCTTCGCGAGAGCAGTCGAAGGCTAGACGCTATCGACAGGCCTGAGCCTCCAGCTAACCAACGTCACGTCGTCAATACGGGTGACCCCAACAATCCACAGATCGAAGGTAAGTTCTTCCTCGATCCAGATGACTTTGGAATTTACTAATGAACCCGATTGGAAGAGGCACAGTCCCATTTTACAGCGAAGCGGTTGCAGTCACCCCCGACGACGGAGCTGACATTGCACCCACGCTAGCTGTTCAGCTTGGAACCGGCGGCGACCTAACGGTCGACATGGTGGGCATTGGGACGAACGTGACCCTCTCCGACCTTCCAGCCGGCATCCATAAACTAGCAGTAACACGAGTCTACGCGACGAATACCTCTGCTGCAGCCATCGTGGCTTTGCGTGCCTAGTCAAACGAGTTCGGTAGGTGGCTTAACCATCCCGGTTCCTGCGGAGCCGGTAGGGACTAAGTTTGCCGACCCAGCCGTTGAGTACATTCTGGACTTTGCATCGTTCTTTATAAAAGACGCTCTTGATGCTCGCCTGGCGACAATTCGACCAGCTGGTTTAACTGTAGATGCGGTGCCTGTTCAGAACAGGTTCACCTTCGACCCGATGGAGCCGCAGGGTGTAAACAAGAAGCTCCCGTTGCCTTGTTTGTTTGTCTACTGGACGGGCAAGTCGGAGCGAATCATTCACTCAAGCCTTCTTCAGTACCGCAAAAGAACATTGGGTCTGATGTATGCCTACGAGGAGCTTCCTAGCTTTGCTTCTTTGGACGAAAGGCGAGGCTGGAGCAACGCGGTTGACGCGGCTCTTCATAAGATGAGCGAGAGGCAGCTCCACCCAGACTACACTCCACCTGGAGGAAGCCCAGGCATGTCTCTTTACCAAGCACTTGCGCCCCTTGGCGTTATCTGCTGGAAGTACCTAGGAGGACAGTCTGGTCGCTTTGGGATCGACCAGGGACCCAACGCGGCTCGTGCCGCTAAAAAGCGCTCAGGTCGCGACTGGCCGGCTGTCATGGGCATGTTCGAGGTGACTGAGAGGATTCAGCAGGAGACTATGGTTGACCCAGACGACGTCACCACCGATATTGCGATGGGCATCTACGGTGGCAGCGAGAGCGACCAGACCCAAAAGATTATGGACCGCTTCTTGCCGGCTCCAGATGGCACGGAAGAGTTGTAATGGCAAACCCAAGAAGAGCTGCAACAGTCAGGACAAGCATTGCCGCGATGGAAGCGGACTTTGGTCCTAAGATTACGCACTACAACTCTCCGCTCGACAAGCCTCGGTTGTACCGATGGTCTGTTGGGGCGACAGACACCATCGACAATGTGGCAGTCCTTGGTCATAACGGCGGCACGCCTGGTCGCTGGTTCTTGGTACGAGACAGCATTAAGGGCGCAGACCTAACTGACGCGGACGAGACGCTCACCGTTGGTGGGAACTTCTTCCGAGTCCTCCCGGCTGCGACTCCCCTTACGGCCCCCCGCACGATGACGATAAGCGCATCGAACGCTGCAGCCGGTGACATCATCCACATCCTTCGGCAGGGTCTCGGAGCTTTTGCCATGGTGATCGACAACGGTGGCCCTGCAGTTGGTACGGTGTTCACTCTTCCTGCCTCACAGTCTTGGTGGGCGAGGGTGTACTTTGACGGAGCAAACTGGATCGCGCACAGCGCGGGTCAGCTTCCATAGGAGAGAACATGAAAAGATTTATGGTGCTTGAAGGCATCGACAAGGTTTTGGTGCCGGACCCGTTCGCTGAAGATCCGCATCGTATGATTGGCCAGCAACGAAAGAGCTTGGAAGACCGCAAGGGCAAAGCCCGAAGCGAGCAGTACAAGACGATCAAGCGCGTATATCCATGGCATGCATATCTCGTTAAAAACGTGATGAAAGGCTGCCTCAAACAACATGGTAAAGCCTTCGTGGCTGAGTCACTGGAACAAGCAATGAAAAAACTACAGGACAAACCGTCCCGTTCAACCAAGTCTAAGGGAGGTGAATGATGGCTCTTACAGGCATCGATCCGTTCGACCCGACGCCAGCAACCCGGCGTGAACTTATTTTCGGCGCAGGCCTCTCAAGTACGGGACCTGACCGCCAAGTTCTTCTTTACGGCAACAAGCAAGCAACAGGTAGCGAGACTCTCGACACCCTAAGCGACACGCCGATTGCAGACGACTCGGACGCAATTGCCCGCTTCGGTGAGCGCAGCGAGCTGTACAACATGTACCGCAAGTATGTCGCCATCGACTCCGGCGCGACCATCTTTGGCATCGCGGTGACTGAGTCAGGTGGCAGTGCAGCTACTTGCGAGCTGACTTTTGTCGGCGGCGCTACAGCAGCAAGCACTCTTGAGGTGTTCATCACTGGAGTCAAAGTGTCGGTGCCCATCTCGGCAGGCGACACCGTCTCTCAGATTGCCACTGCAACCGCAGATGCCATCAACAGCGGCGATGACGGCAAGCTGATGGTCACAGCATTAGCAGCTCTCGGTGTTGTCACCATCACGCACATCCACCCCGGACCTCGCGGCGACTTCGTCATTGGAGACGCTCCAGCGACTTTTGGCATCCGAGCAAGTTTCACCAAAGACGCTACGACAACGGTGACCAAAGGTGCTGTCGTAGCTGGCGTCACCGACGACATCGCTACCGATGCTATCCAAAGCGCGATGAACAGTGAGATTTATTATCACGTTGTACCGTGGAGCACCAACGACGGCGCAGGCGGTGTCGGTCCTAACTATGTTATCGGAGATTCTGACGAGCACATCGGAGAGCTGAAGTTTAACATTCTGCAGCAGAACCTTCCGATCAACGGCAAAGAGCAAACCTTGACTATGGGCCACATCGGTACCGTGGCAGCAGTCAGAAGTGTAGGCATCAAGCTAAACAGCGTGTTTGCATTCTGTTTCCACTCAGAGGGCAACGACCTGACGCCAGGTATGCTTGCAGCGCACAACGCAGCGGTTGTTCGCAGTCAGCAAATCACTCAGCCTGCAGCTAACTTCGCTGGTTATACGCAGACTGACAACACGCTCTACAGCATCCCGGCTCCATTCACCATTGGCAACCGACCGACCTCGACTGAGATTCGTCTGTTGCTGAACAATGGTATCTGCCCGATTGCCTTCCGCCCGAATGGCACCCCTTACCTGGTGCGGTTCATCACCTCAAGCAACGAGAACTCGTCTGGCAATAAAGACTACCGAGCTCGCCCCGGTCACGTCACGAGTGTCGTTTCGTTTGCATGGGGTCAGGTAAAGCAGCGTTGGGAGCAAACCAAGCAACCGTTCGTTTCTGAGGACCCTGTTGAGGGACAGAAGCCAACCGCCAGGACGACCACGCCGCTTCGTATCAACGCTCTTATTAAGAGCGTCATCGACGACCTTGTATCCAGCAAGCCGCTCGGTGTTTACGACGGACCAATCTTGGCGCCCGACAAGATTGAACAAATGAAGAACAGCGTTGTTGTCAGCAAGTTTACGGCTGGCATTAGCGCCCAGGTGGACTTCGTAGCCGTTGAGCACCTGTACAAAGGCGAGTTTACTATTCGCGAGACTGGTGAGGCTTACTAATGGCTCTATACAGAGAAATCTTCCTGTTTGCCAACGGCATCCTCTTGGCCGAGAACACAACGGTCGAGACGGCGCTCGAGGCAGACATTCAGGATGTTACGACCACGGTCAAGAACTGGGCTGGCATCACGCCCGCTCCTATTGTTCGCACCATCACCGCGTCCAACGTTGTTCCGTTGCCTGGCGTGGAGTTCGACTTTGAAGAAAAGATGCTTTTCTCAGAGGAGGTCGAGATGATGATGCAAGAGGGCGGCAGCGGCAAAAAGTGTGTGTCGAAGGGCTACATTGTCAACGTGCCTCGAAGCGCTGGTGTGGGAGCTACCACTACCATCAGCTTCACGTTCCGGGGAACACCTAGCAAGTTCGAGTAAATGCCTCTCTATAACCAGGCGTATGTTTACATTGATGGGCAGCTTTTGGCTGAGAACACCACTGTTGCTACGCACATGGAGAGGTCTTCTACCGACATATTCTCAATCACCGGCAACTACGAGGGGCAAGACGTTGGTCCTTTCATTCGCATAATCGAAGCGACCAACGTCTTCCCTGCTGCCGGCGGAGACATCAACTACGAGAAGCTGATGTTCGACAACACAACGATTGAGATGATGATAACAGATGCTGGCACTGATCAGTTGTTTGAGACCGGCGGAACAGTCGTGTCGACAGGACGAATTGTGAGTGTTACGCGGTCGGCTGGTGTAGGAAAAAACTACTCTATCAGTTTTACCTTTAAGGGGTCCGCATCGTCTTTTGAGTGACGTCACTAGACAGCCGCCTGAAGACATACCTCCAGAAAAACTGTTCAGGCTGATAACTCGGAGGCCGTATCCTGTTGCTCCAATAGGAGTCAGGATACGAGGAGCGGAGAGCATTGCCTTGAGCGTCAGGGCAATAACTTGGTCGGAAGAAGTGGAGGTAAGAGACTTCTGCTCAGAAAAAGAAAACTCTCTAGCCCTTGCCTACATAAGCAAATGCCTAATGGCAGATGGAGAGCAAGCGTTCTCGTCTTACGAAGAAGCATCCATGCTGAACGAGAGTGAGATATCTAGGCTAGAGCCAGATGTTGTCAATGCTCTTTCAAGAATATGCCCTTCGTTCTTCAGGAGTGATTGCGAAGCGTGGCTGTCAGCTCTTTACGCTGGAGCAAAAGACTTCTCTAATATCCACGCTGTTTTACTTGCTTCGTCTTGTCTTGAAGATGGCATGTCGGGTTCAGCAACAAGGCCAGACAGATTTTACGGCATGCCTTTGCTTGAATTGACCGAGGGTCATGTATTAGCATTTCGCTCAGCATGCAAAGTTATATGGGAGGCTCGCGATGAGCACCGTGAGCGGTCAAAAACAAAACGACGTTAAGAGCAAACTAGCCCTGGCCATCGAGTCTCGACCGCGCATTGCGCACGAGTTCGAGGTTCAGGGCTTTTTCGGTTTGGGCGAAAGCCCAATTATGAAAGTTGCTGTTTGGGTCAATGTTAAGTCTGAGCAAGACTCTGCTCTTGCTTCTGCTTACCAGGTGGTTGACCGTCTAACTTTAGAAAGCAAGCGAGCCGCCGATGATGAAGATATTTTGGTGGATGCCAAGACCACTCAGATTTTGTTCAAGGCGTGCCGCAGAGCTGAAGAAGGTGACAAGGGATCTGGCTACAAGTACCCAGCTTTTCCTTCGCCTGAGTGGATGCGTCAGAACCTGACGACAGACCAGCTGGGCGTTCTTCTTAATCTTTACCATGAGGTTAGGCGTCGAGAGGCCCCAGTTACTTGGGAGATATCGAATGAGTCTGTCTTGTCTCTTTACGCAATCTGCTCAGACTACAGCCAATCAGAGATGGCTACGACTCTGCTTTCTGTCCAAAGCAGGGAGTGGCTTCAGCAGGCATTCATATTACTAAGTCAAATTCACGCGGAAAAACTCGATGATAAAAGTCAGCTTGACAAGCCTGGAGACGGAGCACCTGAAGTGGAAGAAGAGGTTGAGCGAGACGACTGAGATCATGCAGGAGGAAGTTGACAGAGCAGCCGCAGGCAACGCGATAAACCACTCATTCGAAAACTATACCTATCGCCTTCAGAGTTCTCTTCGTGCAGAGGTGATATCTGATTCACCCAACGAATCTCAAGTTGACCTTATAATGGGCGCAACCGACGACTGGTCAGAAGAAAAGAAAAACACAAGCTCTAAGTACGCGAAAATAGTTTACGACAACGGAAGAAACCCACAGTTCGACGGCAACGCTGAGGCGGCTTCGGAGAAAATACTAGAATCCTTTAATCGACCAGTTTCTGAATAATGCCTGAGATTAGATACACATTTACCGCTTCAGACGCAAACACGGTTGTTGCGGCTTTTAACAGCATTGAGCAGGCTGCAAAAAAGTCGACTCGTGCTGTTATAGATCAGGGTAAAGCGAATGCGAAGGCGACTAAGGGACCCGCTGGCGGACAGAATACGAGTTCCCAGAAGACGAGGGATGCAAAAAGGGCCGCAGCTAATCGACATAGAGAAGAGATAAGACAAGCTAAAGCTGCCGCAAAAGAGCTTGAGAATATTGCGAAAAAAAAAGCAAGGACCGAAGAGAGAATTCACAAAGGCCACTTGCGCCGAAAGCTAAGGGCTGTAGACCGCCACATTGCTGACAGAAAAAGAGCAGAGAAAAAAGCTCAGCAAGACGCCATAAGAGCTGAGCGAGACGCTCAAAGAGCCTCGGACAGAATAAGAAGAGGGCGCCGCCGAATGATGATGCGCGCCGGCGGATACGTTGGCCGAGGCATAATGAGGGCGGGCCGATACGCAGCGACTGCAGCGCTTGGGGTAGCCGCTGCTTCTGCCAGAGAGGGCGTATCTTTAGAGAACCAAGCTCAAAGGCTAGCCATTAAAGGTCAGACCGGTGTCCTAAAAGGCCAAAGGCTTACCGGCAAAGATCTTGAAAGAAACGCAAGAGGCGTCGCAGCCTTAACCCCAGGTGTCAAAGCCTCAGGGGTGCTAGAGGGAATGGGCTCATTTGTCCAGAAAGTAGGACGAGTAGATGTTGCCAAAGACTTCTCAGGCTTGATGGCCAAAGTCTCGATGGCAACCGGAGCCTCAATGAGAGACATCGGCTCCTCGATGGCAGACATGTTTCAGAAGTTCGACGTTAAAACCGTGGACGACATGGCAAACGTCATGGCTACATTGAATGTCCAGGGCAAGAAAGGTGCATTCGAGCTTTCTGACATGGCGAAGTACCTTCCCAAGATAGCTGCTGCGGGAAAAGTTTTTGGTGTCGAGGGCGCCCAAGGAGCAAAGACGCTAGGTGGAGTTCTTCAGCTGATCAGAACGGGCACAGGAACAGGAGCAGAAGCTGGAACCGCCGCTGTCAACCTCATGGAAGAGATGAGCATGAAGCGAGGGAACATTAAAAAAGCTACTGGGCGCGAAGTTAACAACGACATTGTTGAGAATATTGTCTCAATTGCTCAAGCAACGGGTGGCACAACACAAGGCCTAGACCAGTTCAAGTTCCAAAAGAGGGCTCGTCGAGCGATGAACCCATTTGTTGCGATGTTCAGGGACTTCAAAAAAGAATCAGGAAGCGCTGCAAAAGCGACCAAGATGCTCCGAGAAGCCATCATGAACGCCGTCCGGGCGAAAGGGGCAGAGGAGGAGATGGATAAGGATGCACAAAGAGCATCAAAAACCACTCAGTCTCAGATGACTCATGCTTGGAATTCAATATCTGCCAGCTTAAACGAGTCTCTTATGCCAGCGGTTTTAAGCGTTGCAAAAACGCTCTCTAGTGTAGCCGGCAACACGAACTTGTTCGAGCAGCTAGGGACAGCAATAAGCAACGTAATAAAGCTTTTTGGGTGGCTAGTTAAGACGTTTGGGTCGGATGAGCTGAACAATGAGGTCAAGAGAAACAAAGCCCGTGTCGAAGAAGAGCAGCTAGCAGGCAAGAGCAAAGCGCTAAAAAAAGCCATGGACGAGGCCGACAAGGGAGAAGACCCAATTGCAAAAAACTGGACAAGGCGAAAGTTTGAAGAAAACGAAGCCAAAAGAAATAAGGCAGCAAACGTATTCTCAAAAATAGAGACTGGAGGAAGCAGGAACCTTGGCAAGGAGGCTTTCGTAAATAAAGTTGCTGGCATATACGCAAAAGGCCGACTTGAGCAAGAGGGCTTTGCCATGGACTCAGAAGCTGGCAAGATAATGTATAAAAGATATTATGATCAAGGAGTGGGTAGAGCAGGAAGCGCTTTTGAACAGGTTAAAAACAAGGAAACTCTTTCAGAGGACCCATTCGATTTTCTAGAAATGCCTTCCTACCGAGGCAACACACAGGCTGGTCACATCGGTGAGAAAGCGGCTCTTTTTGGGAGCGAAACCGCCTTCTCCTCCGAACTTAGACGCACTGTCCCCGGCATGACTCACCCTTTATCACAAAAAAGTGAAGTAAAAATAGAAGACGCTATTAGGGAGCTTCTCATTACCCAAAGGGCCAGTGAAACGCTGGGTGGAGAAGAGGGCTCAAAGTCAAGAGAGGCGATGGGTGGAGTAAAAGAGCTTAGGTCTTTTGTCCCTGGACTAATAACAACGCTTGGGAGCCTTGATAGCGCGGTCAGTACAACGGCGGCAAAGATCAAAGAAGCAGCGGGCGGTCTCAAGCCAGCGGGGAGCGTGGCTCCTGGCGCAGCGAAAGTGGTTCCGTAGCAATGCCTGTTTCTCAGCCAGTTACTCCGTTTAACGCACTGCCTAGTCTTGAGGAGTTCTCTTGGAGAGGCCTTTTGGCACCTCCCTACGACAACGTGTCTTTAAGCGGTGGCTACAACCAGTCTGAGAAGGTTTACCCTTACATCGATGGCTCAGGCCACGACAACGTTGGCGCGTCGTCCATCCCGATGCAGTTCAAGCTTTACTTTTTGAACAGCCTTCGGAAGGACTTATTCCCCGGACTGTTTCTTGATTGGAAACTTGCCGTCGTAGAAGACGGGACAGTAGGCGACTTAATTCATCCCATAATTGGAAAAGTAAGAGCTGTTCCAGTTAGCTGGGAGATATCAGCTAAAGCTTCATCGACAAGTGGCGTGGTCATGACTGTTGGGTTTTCAACCACGGTTGAAGACCCTGAAAAAGAACCTGAATTCAATAACGGGATTGTCTTCGTTTCCGCTCAAGCTGAGCAGGCCCAGAAAGACCTAGAGGCTCTTGAGATAGATTTCCCAAGCATATCCATCGCAGCCCCTTCCACCAACCCGCTAACGATACGCCATCCAGAAGCTCCGTTGCCCAATCTCCTTGACTTAATAAAGAGCATAGAAGGTCAGATATTCTCCAACCGTCTAGCCGTCGAAGGTGTACTCAACCAAGCAGTTGGGATTGTTGATGGCCTTGTAGATGCCGTCGAAAGACTAAACAGCCACCAGGCTTGGGCTGCTGAGGCCAACTTAAAAGGTCTGAGGAACAGCCTGGTTGACCTTGGTCAAGCGATAGGCACAACCGCTCGAAAGACAGCTGAGTTTATAATACAAACATCTAGCCCATTGGATGTTGTGGCCAGGCTAACAGGAAACACTGTTGGTGAGATAATCACTCTGAACCCCAGCAAGCTTAAAAAGCCCTTCGTCTCAGAGGGTGAGTCGGTTAAGTATTTTGTAGAATGACGATATCTGAGAGGGCAAAAGTTACGCTTTCATTCATCGAGCCAGATGACAAGATACTCGTATGGGAAAGCCTTGAGTGGTCTGAGTCTTACTTGGACCCGATAGGGAGGCTTAGAGTAAGGCTTCTTCCTTTGAGGAGCCAGGTAAGAGAATACATAAGCAAAACTTCAAAAGGTGCTTTTGTTAAGCTCTTCTTCGGGTCATTCCAGCAATGCGCTTACCTTATAACAACCCGGCAGATAACGAGTGGCAAAGAGGGCGTGTCCATCGACATCGAAGCCAAGTCTGTTCTTGTCACTCCTTACGAGGGAAGCGTTAATCCCACAATCGGCAAAAAGTATGGCACAAGCGTAAAGATATCTCAGGTGGTAAACGATGCCTTGAGGGACTACGGCTTTGAGAACGTGTTCGCCGGACTTGAGTTCAATGACGAGAACGTAGACCTGAATATTAAGACAGGAGGCAAGCTAACGGCAGCAGTTAGAGGTGACCAGCCTGTGATTGTTGACGCTCTGAAGCACAAGGACATACAGCCTCAGCCCTCGGAGACTGCATACGGTTTTTGCTCAAGAATATTCTCAAGGTACGGTCTTGTTCTTAGAGTGACAGCCCTGGGCGAACTGGTGTTGTCTTATCCTAGATACAAAAACCTATCTCTCTACAAGATCTATCATGGAGCAACTGGGTCCCAGGGACAAACGGTAGACAGGGCGCTGGGCAAAATAAGGATCAGCGAGACAAACGACGGGTTGTTTTCTGAAGTAGTCGTGTCTGGAAGAAAGACGAAAAACAAGAAGACCAAGCGCGCTAACCAGCCAGTGCTTCGGCTTAAAGTTGACTACGAAGGAGACAAGCAAAAAGCTGTCAGCGGAAGACCTGATGCTGCTTTTCAGAACGTGAGAACTGACTTCCTGCCCTACGATTACTTTTTCTACACATCTGAAAATGGCTCCAGGTACAAGCCTAAGTTCATAGTAGACAAAGGTTCACAAGACGTCGAAAGGTGTAGAAACATGGCATTCATGGCGATGTTTCTAAACACATCAAAGGGCTTCAAGTTCGAGTGCTCTGTTGACGGTATCAGATCTAGGTCTGGTGCTTTCTGGGCGGTCAACTCCATGTGCGACGTCGAGACAGACTTGTTCCAGGTAAAAAGAGGAATTGATCCTGAGTCAGGCGAAAGATTAGTAGATGGATCTTTTTCAGCTAGAATGCTGATCATTGAGAAGACAGTAACAGTTAACACCGATGGCCAAAGAACAGACCTAACACTCATACCTGAATTTTCTTTAAGGCTCGGTCCAAGGCCTGGTGAAAAATGATTCTTTTATCTTACCCAGACTTTAGAAGTAAGTTTGCCTTTCGCTCAGTTGACACAACCGCTGGCGCTGGGTTTCCCACATCATTTGTTGACAGCAACCCCGACACCATAACTCGACCTACTGTGTCGGGGTCTTATGTGACAGATGGGTTTGTTGCTGGAATGCTCATCACCGTAACGGGAACAGCTCTTAATGATGGCGTGTATCGAGTCGAGTCGGTTTTGCCTCAGACTCTGACGTTAAGCTCAGAAGAGTCATTGAGTGCAGAGACTGTCCTTTGCACCATATTAGGAGTTGAGACCTGCGTTGATGGGTACGAGAAGTGGCCCTATCAAAACGTAAGGAAGCCGGGCAGCGGATTCGGAGATGCGGGTACCACGATAGGTGGCTTTCCTAAGCCTTGGCCAACGTTCTCAGGCTTCACAGTGACATGCAATGCGTTTGTACCAGATGCGGTTCCTGGTGTTGATGAGTACGACTGGTACATCTCGCAAAGAACAGAGAACCCTGCTGCTCAGCCTCTGACTATCTATCCGGTGATTGGAGGCAGCTCGACTCTTGTCGTCGAGCCCAAGGCTGATAACTTCGGCAAGTTGGTAAATGACACAATAACTCCAGATGACCTAATCAAGATATTCAGGAACTGTCACTTTTACGTGATTAGAAAGTCAGACAGGGCAATCCAGTGGATTGACATGTTAAGGGCGCAGGTGGCAAATACACCATGACCTACACTTACGTCGACCAGTCTGTTGATTACGCGGATGTGCTTTCTAGCACAGCGGAGGATGGAGAAGTCCGATGCAAGCTAGGCGATAGTGTTAGTTCAGAGGGCATTGCTCCAGACTGTGTTGTGTGGGGTACAGATGGTTTTGTTTCTAGGCCCAATGACCCGGATGAGAACGGTGCTGCTCAGGCTTTCTACATTAACGACGGCAATGAGCTGACCGTTCTTGGGACGCAGGATAACCGCTACGCGGACAAAGTTGCGACCTTATCTGCCGGTGACAGAGCGATTGTTAGCAACTCTGCAGCAAGGTTTTTCCTGAAGAAAGAAAAGGACGGCTTGGTGCTTTACACTGAGAGCAAGCCGAATGGCGGCGAGGCCATGATCTTCGATATGGACGGGGAGAAAGGCGAAGTGTTTCTTGGCTGTGCAGGCAGCTGGATCAAGATGAGCAACGATGAGATCCAGATTGGGGCAGCAGGCGGTGCCACCATCGTGACCATCGACAAGAACGGTGTTCAGATTAACGGTGCGTCTTTTGTTTGTGCAACTGCATCAGGTACCCTTGGAGTACTAGGCGCTGTGGCACCTCCAATAGGAGCCAGCTCGATTCTCTATGGTCCGACAGGTGTTGCAGGTGTGGCATCGACTAGCTGGGTGGTTGTCCCATGAGCAATTGCAAGATTCCATTCTTCAAGCTTCCAGCGATCCCCATACCGCCGCCGCTTCCAATCCCTAACATCAACATTAAGTTGCCGTCGCTACCGGCCATCCCAGGGATATCGATTAAGATCCCAAGCTTGACGTTGCCGTCAATTCCCATACCGCCGCCGCTTCCAATCCCTAACATCAACATCAAGTTGCCTTCGCTACCGGCCATCCCAGGGATATCGATTAAGATCCCAAGCTTGACGTTGCCTGCTATCCCAATACCACCGCCTTTGCCGTTCGTATTGCCAAGCTTTTCACTATCACTACCTTCCATCCCTTGCCCGTTGGACTAAGCCATGGCTCTTGTTGCTGGAACAGTTACTATTGCCGACAACGGCACTGAGACGAAGACGCCAAACAGCCTGGCAGAAGCTATCTATGACAGCTTCATAAGCAACTACAAGGATGACACCGGGTTTCAGCTTCCACCGGCTGGAGAGGATGCGCCAGTTAAAAAAGGCTTTGCCACTCTGGCGACAAGAATATCGGAAGCTGTGATTGATTACTTGGTAGCAAACACTGAGGTGACTACACAGGTCCAGGTTGGCCCGCTAACCGCAGGTCTTCAGAAGATACCACCGGCAGTCTTGGCAAACCTGACTCCGGCGCTACCTGCTCCTGTTTTTACAGATGCAAATAACTCATTGGTTCCCGTTACGCTAGACAACCAGACTGGAACAGGAACAATCGCCTGATGCCTTACTCCACGGGTCCATACAACAAGTTCACATCTCTCCCTGTTCCTCCTCGGCCTGAGATTCACTCGGCCAGGAACATAAACTTTACGACCCTGCAGTTTACTGTGAATGGCGTGACAGGCGGCTTCGATAGCATGCCACCCACGGTTCAGCGTGTGATTATGCTTGTCATGTTCAACACAGAGACCCCTAGGTTCAACACAGAGAGAGACCGCAATGCTCTCGACCAGTCCATAAGAACAGCTTTGGAAGATTTAACCAAACCACCGGGGCCTCTTATCACAATCAAGGAAATAACCATCGAGCGAGACGAAGCCGGAAGTGCTTTCCGAAGAGTGGTTTTCCGTGACAACACCCTAAACACTGGCATCGACACAACAATACAGTTGAAATAATGGCAATTCCCAGCGTAAACAACAGTGCCTATCCCACACCCGAAGAGATACTTAACCAGTATCTGAGCGATGTCCGTTATGGATACGAGAGGATTGGCGTTGTTGCCAACGTATCAAAGGGCAGTGAGCCTTACATTCGTGGCCAAGCTCTAGCCAACCGAATTTCCATTGCGATTCAGAACAACAAGCTTGCTCTTGCTGATGTCTCCCCGCTGGATGCGACAGGCGATGCTCTCGTAGAGCTAGCTGGAGTTTTCGGTGTAAGCAAGCGGCCTGCGTCTTCAGCATCTGGAAACGTGAATGTTGAGGTGATTGGGACCGGAGCTGTCACAATACCTGCGAGCTTCACATGCACATCTGCATCTGGCATTCAATATCAGACAACGGGATCATTCACTGTCAGCGATGGTGGCAGTGTCGAAGTTCAAGCAGTTTCTGCTGGCATTGATACCGAGCAGGTATCTGGAGCTGTCCTTACGTGGGACAGCGCTGCCATCGGCGCCCTTGGTCAGAACTGCACTGTTGACCTAGGAGGAATCGACGGAGGCTCAGACGAAGACACCGAAGAGGTGTTGCGAAGAAGGCTCATCCAGCGGCTTTCTTTCCCCGAGGTGGGTGGAAACACAGCGCAGGTTGTTTCGTTCGCTGAGGAGTCTACCAGCGCCGCTCAGGCAGCATTCGTGTACGCAGCCGTGCGCGGTCCTGCAAGCTACGACGTAGCAGTGACATCGACATCTGCTGACCGCTCTCTGAGTGCAGCAAACTTGTCTATTGTCACCAACAACATCTTGGCCAACATGCCAGGCTCAGCTGACTTGAACGTCACCAGCGTCGATGCAGAGCAGCTTGATGTTGTGCTCAACTGTGCTTTGCCTTTGCCTGTAAATGCAGGCGGTGCAGGTGGTGGATGGAAAGATGCAGTTCCCTGGCCAAGCAGCAAAGACGGCGCGCTTTACGCGCAGGTGATTGCTAAGCCACCTGGGTTCCCCAACGTGATTACGGTAAACTCAACCGCTTTGGACCCGCCCTTGGTTGGCCAGAGGTTTGCCATCTGGGACTACGTAAACAGCAAGATGCTCCTATTCACTGTCCTTTCCGTGGCAGGTATCCCAGGCGCTTGGGAGATTACACGCACGAACGACAGTGACCCCTTCACCAGCGTAGAGATTGGGTCCTACTGCTCAGCGGACTGTGTAAACCTGTCGACGTATGCGACGCAGTTTACGGACTCGATAGCTCTTCTGGGGCCAGGCCAAAAGACAGTTAGCCCCGACATCCTTCCTCGCGCGAAGCGCCAGCCAGGACCTGACTTCACATTCCCAACCGACTTAACGAACGCAACGCTAAACAATGTCCTGTCTCAAAACGATGAGATGCTGGATTTGGCCTACGCAGCTCGTTACGAGACTGGTACAACTACGACCAGACTTTCGCCTTCGATTCCGCTGACTACGGCGGACCCACCGAAGGTACTGACAATGAAGTATTTTGCAATTAGGGCTCAGGTCTAATGATACCCAAGACGATCACGAACTACGGCGGACCAAAGATAGACGCCCAGCCTGTTTCCAACCCGGAGACGCAGATTGCAGCAAACGAGTTCAACCGGGCCATCGAAGATACCGCCCAGATGACTCGAACAGCTTACAGAGCGATTGTTCAGTGGACTACGGTAACAGCCGTTCCTCCACCAGATGTTCCCGTTCCTGCGGGCACAATCCAGGTTCGAACTGTGTGGGGGAACGGCAATGCCCAGAAGCCTTCGATTAAAAAGGTTTCAGCCGCCGGCATCTACACAGTGACTTTCCCTTCAACCTTTACGGATGACATCGGGTTCATTGAAACCGTCAGCTTCTTTGACTGCCATGTGTCGGTTAGAAGCTCAAACCCAGCAGACGAAGTTCTAGGTAGGGTTTTGGTTGTAGCTGGAAACGTCATTAGCGTCGCTGTCTACAGCCCGGTTGGAACGTTGGAAGATGTGGGCAACGTTGGCCTCACACCTCTTACTGTCACGGCTTGGATGGTCTGATGGCGATTGGTCTAGGACGAACGACCCCCTTCCCCTTCAGCTTAGGAGGAGGAGACTCGACTGTTGAGCAAGAGCAACAGGCGATACTGGGTGCGTTGGAGCCTGGCTTTGACATTAGTGAAGAGTCCGGTCTCTACTGGGAGGCATACGCAGAGGCGGTCATCGTAGGCATCATTTGGAACAGCAGCATAAGGCTGTCTAATCAGATGATTCCTCTGAAGATGCTGGAGAACCTTCCGACATGGGAAGAGTCATGCACTCTTCGTCCATACGAATCACAGACGGACATTGACCGTCGCAAGAGATTGAACGCAAAGCTACGAGGTCTGATCGGCAATGCAATCGGAGACCTTTCAGACGCAAGCGCAAACGTGCTCGGCACTTACTTTGTTGAGCTTCGGCAGGTTACGGCTGCAAACCAGATCACTTACTGGCCTGGTGTGAACCCTGGACCGCCTGGCTACGAGTGGAGCAGCAATAGAGCTGTAGTTGCAATCGAGGTCGACAACTCGACACTCAACAACAACGCTCTGAACGACCTGATTGATGCGACTATTATTCAGCTGGATGCGATGGCTCCTGCCTGGATGGACTTTAGAATAGGAATTGGTACGAGCTTTATCGTGAACCAAGGGATTGTAGGACAGAATTTGGTATGACGTTTTCAAGAGCAAAGCCCGCTGGCTGGACAGATGATATCGACACGATCACAGCTGCTCAGGTAAACCAGATTGATACCAACCAATCTCGAGCTCTAGATGGCACCGCAGGCGGAACCTACTCGCCTGTTCCACCGCTCAATATCAATGGTCTAACAGCAACCACCATTGGCGTGTTCACCAGGGGACCCCTGGCACAACACCCGATGCGGTTCGACACGACTACGATTCTAGATACTGCTCTGCCCCAGATTTTAGACACGCAACCGGTAGACATTTTTTACATCGACACCTGGGGGTCGTTTGCTAACTCACTAGATTTAATACTAGGAATTGGTAGTTCGGCTATTGGACCAATTCGCGGGCAGGTTATTACAATCGCTGTTCCAATTGCGAACGGAAACACAATCACTTTCTATGTAGAGGGTAGTTACCCAGGAGCACCTTTCGCTACAATACAAGGAGTATACTCTTTCCAGGCAGGTGGCTCGCCACTCTACGCAAAGTTCATCTACGATGGCTCGACTTGGCGAAGTCTTGAATTCAGTGGAGACGTCTCAGGCTAATGGCTGTCACGACGACACCTGATTACCCGGTAGCAGGCTCAGAGGTCACTCTGGGCCTGTCTGCTACCACGGGCACGGTATTCGGATTTGAGATCCAATCTGTTCCGTCCAAAAGCACGATCACTTCGGGGCTTTTGTTGCGAGGTGTCGAAGAGCTTGCAACCCCTCCGACCAATGCGGTTGAGGCTGCTGGTACTGAGATCAGCCCAGGCGTCAGTATCCTGTCGAACACCTTCACACCAGACGTCGCAGGCGAGTACACGATTGTTGGATACGACATTCGGCAAATCCTGGGTTTTCCGGCCTTCCCCGGTGACCCGTCAGGTGAGACTCGGTACGAGCTTGTTGGAACACAAGTAACCACCATTCAGGTTGGTCAGCTTATCGAGCTTCCCATCATCACCATCCGGGGAGATGGGGCCAACCTTCAGATCAACTGCAACGAAACAACCGTGCGAGCTGCGACGCTTACAGCCTTCGCCAACGACAAGAGCAGGTCTGCCTCTCTGACAACTGCAGTGCAGGGTGCTATCAACGCACTGGTTGGGGTGCCAATTGCTACGCTGGGCACGCCCCTTCAAGCTGCGGTCAACGACCTGCGAGACAACTTCAACAACCACATAGCTAACATTGCGGTACCCTTTCTTCCTGCAACGCAGAACTGGCATCAAGACGGAACCGTCGCGTCACCTGACACAGTCAACACCGTGTTCTTGGACAAGTGCGATTCAATGGAGGGAGCAGTCATTCTTCTGAATAAAATCAGAGGAAAGATGCTGGACCACTTCTTGAACAGCTCTTCCAGCAGCCCGAATTGGCACCACCCAACAGGAAGAGACAACGCT